CATCACCTATTTGTTTTAATTGCCATCCCTTACCTTGAATATTTTCTCCTTTACCTTCACCGCGAGTAGATGCTTTTAACCACAATATACCTGTTTCTTCAATAGGTTCTGTATGTGTTTCATTCCATGCCATCGCATATGCTGCTAACTGTAAGTTATGAGCTGTGTGAAGTGAATTAGATGTTTTAGTATCAATTAACCATAACTTCTTATTTATTCTAACAACTAAATCCACTGTACCTGCATATTTTGATACATCTGAGAATACATGATATTCTGCTGCTACTAATTCTGGCTTATATGTGTTCCAAAAATCTGCAAATTTAAGTATCATTTTCCATACTTCAAGAGAATATTTAGCATTACCGAATTCATCAATCCACCCAATTTCTTCTCCATTAATGAATCTTTCAATAGCATTGTGAGTTTGTGTACCTTCTCCTGCTGCTTTGTTAGCTATAATTTCACTGTTGTGTCCTACATCTTTCAACCATGAATGGAAGAATTGATTTTTAGGAAAATAATTCAATACTGATGTTACAGATGGATAATATTCTTCTCCCCTTCTGTAGAATCTTTGATCTAGTATGTTAATTTGTTTGTCTCCCTCGTTGTAATCAACGATTCTCTTAATTTTTGGATCTTTAATGATATTGACGTTTTTGTCTATCATATGTTTTGTAATTTTTTCTCAAGTAAACTCTGAAATGTTAAAGGTTCAGTGTGTTCAAGAGTTGTTAAAAATGATTCAAATCCAATTTCATTCGCATCTTTACCTTCTAATTCTACCATGTAAACTTCCTTACCATACGACATTAATTTCTCGGCGTGTTTAAGGGCGTCTTTTTTAGCATCATTATCTAGTGCAATGTAAATTCTATCGACACTTGATTTTACTATTCTCTCCATTAATTTGTTGTGTAAAACTTTACCTAACAATGGAATGCAATTTCTTTTAATTGTAATAGCATCAAACATACCTTCACATAGTATGAGTGGTGCGTCCCAATTAATATATAATTCAAAACCAATAACTTCCTTAGATGCTACAGGTGGGTTTTTATACTTACGAGCTGAATCTTTATAATCTCGGGCTGTGTAATAATTTAATATACCTCTAGAGTCATATGAAGGAATTATAATACGTCCACCATATGGACCATCTTTACAAAACCCTATATTATATTTTAGTATATCGTCTTTAGTTACGTTACGTTGTGTTAGAAACTTCAATGCATGTTTAGCCTCTATTTGAGCAACCTTATCCAAGTAAATGTCGTTTAAGACTATAAATTCGGCGGGTAATGCTAATATATCAGCAGAAGCGCGTTCTTCATACGCTGTAGGCACAATCAGCAGACTTAGGTCTTTAAATCGATCAGGAGCCGCTTTTGCTTGCTTGAATAGTGTACGGATAGATTTGCCTTTAGCGTCACAAACCCAACAATGCCAAAAGTTTTCCTTTTTAGCTGTGGTGCGTAGACTTACTTCTAGTTTTTGTTTGTGGTGACTACAAAATGGACATTTGAAAGCATAGTTACCTTTACTTGTGACCTGTCCCTTCCCTAACACTGATTCCACTAATACTAATAAAGCAGCATTTTCCATAACCTGGAATATACGACCTTACTATGACAAAATCAAGTCTTTGCTATAAAATTTTCCTAGTATATTATCGTTTATGAAACGACTATCTTCTAAAACGTTGTATTGAAATAGATATTTCGCTTCGTAGTATGTTAGTTCTTTTTTAGTTCTACATAAACGCAATACGTGACGCATCATTTCCTCTGGTTTATATAACTTAACTTCAGTAGCAGAACCATAATAAGTTTTCCAATCACTTTCCTTAGTAACTAATTTTTTAGTTGGTCTTCTTCCTTTAGTAACAGGAATTTCTGCCAATTCTTTTTTACCTAATTTCTTTGTTGTGTTGTGGAAAAATGCTTTTCGTCCAACATATTGACGATTAGTAGGAATGTGAGTAGTTATATAAACATAACCAACAAAATCCTCGATAACAAAATCGGGATTATTTATTAAATCTTCCACTTTCATAGCGGGACTAATGTATACCATAACTAAAATTTTATTTTATAACTCAACAACCCAAATAGTTGGGTTAATATTATACTTTACTAGACCAGCAATACGAGTATTACCTGCTACTAAATCATATTCATTTTTTCCAAATTTAACAACAATAGGTAATTCAATAATACCTTTTTCGAATGATTGTTCAAAGCGTTGTTTTTTAGGTTCTTCTAAACTATCAAAATCTAAATCCACATTACTTAAAACACTTTTAATTTTAGATAATTTAGTAATATACCCATCCTCAGCTAATTCTACCCATTTTTCCTTACCCATTTCTTGAAACTCAGGATAGCGGTTTGCTTCTTCCCATTCAGCTTCAAAATTTGGTTTTGAATATTGAATAGAACTTTTTAATTCTTTTAATATGTCAATTAACTTAATCATTATGTATCATATTTAACTAAGAAAGTCATATCTGTTTCTGATGAAATAGGAATTGGTTTTCCGAATTTTGCAACCATTAAAAGTTCATTTTGTTCATTATATAAACCCAATGTTGTGACATAAGGTCTAAAACTAGAACCAGTTGCAAAACTCGTTAATGACGATGATACGTTAGTTCTATCAGATAACAAAGTAGGATTATAAGATAAATTATATTCACTTTCCTCAACAGTACATTTTACAAAATTTTCGTAAACTGTATGTTCATTTCTGAAATTAATATTAAATGATCCTGTATATTGTGGCATTATTAATTAAATTTTATCCCGGACAAACTGTTGGGGTTTGACCACCTGATGTTAAATGTACTTTAGTAGTAAGTGGGGTTGGACTTACTAAAAATTCAACGCTACCTATGAAGTTATCAATATTATCACTGTAAAATATTTCACCACCATTTTCAGTATCACAAATTCTATAACGAACTATATTACCAGAACCAGCACTCCATGATCCTGTTACTGAGTAAGGTAATAAAGATGATGTTACAAATAATGTACCACTTTTAACTACAGGTCCTGTAGTTTCATCTAATATAACAGTACCAGCACTATTTCTTATTTTTAATATTCCTGCACCTGCTCCTTTAGTACCCGTAATCCAATTAATTGTAGCACCTTGAGGTACAGATCCTGTAGTACAACTTCCACTTGACATAAAAGTTCCATTATTCCAACCACAACAATCACCATTACCTATTTTATAATGTACCCCACCAGAAGCATAATATCCATCTGGTGCTAATTCTAAACTAGAAGATAAATATAATCTTGATCCTGTATATAATAAAATTCCTGATGTATTATCTCCAACAGTTCCTGTTGAATCTATTGTTATTGCTGAGGTGTCTAAATAAAATTGTCCACAATTACTAGAGGTACAAGCTCCATTAGAAGTTGAACTAGAGCAAAAAGTATAAGGACCATATAAACAATCATGCCATTTACCATTAGCTAAACTGCTACTGTATATATGTTCATAATTAAATGCAGTTCCACAAAAACTCTCTGTTGATGTTGTTAATACATGAGAATATCCTACAGTACTATTATTATCAGTAAAATACTGAGTGACTTTAGTATGAATTTTATATCCGGATCTTCTTATCATTATATATAAATATTAAATCAAATTTATTAGCAAGTTACATAATTTTGAATCATTCCATCACCACCAATTTCAACAGCGTAGGTACCTCCAGGTCCAGTTAATTTACGCCAACCTGGTAATGAACCACTAAATGCAGATGATAAACCTGAATTGGTATATAAAAACATTTCAGCCATCGGTGTATTGTATCCAGGGGCTGCATATACAACACTTGTTGTAGTTGAACCAGCACAAGCACCACCAGAAGTACCTGTAGCAAAGTTATCAATTTGATATTCTACGGGAGTGGCAGCATTAACAATTACCTGTATTAATGTTCTAGGAGAACTTTCAACCCCACTTAAATAAGTTGTAACATAGTAGTTTGTGGTACCTGTTATAGATGTACTTGGGGTATAAGGAGTCAAACTTGCCGAACCACCAGTAGATACTGTATACCATCTGAAACTACTTCCAGATACAGAAGATGTTGCACTTAAAGGAACAGGAGTACCATATTGAGTATATGTAACTGGTGTTACTACTGTAGGTGCAGATGGTGGAGATACCGCTGGTGCTGATCCGGATATTGCATTTACTTTAATCAAGTAATCATTATTAGTTCCTGTAAAGTTATATTGCAACCAACTAGCACTTCCTGTTTCTACACTAGAAGAAGCATATACTGATGATCCATTAATCCAAATAGACATTGTATTTGAAGTATAAGGATAATTACCAACCCATCCTGGATCTGATGGTGGATATAATGGAGATGCAGCAGCATATGATGAACCACTATGTAATTGAATATAACGATATCCTGTAGTATATATTCCAGCTGCTGTTCCAGTTCCTTCATTTATAATTAAATTTGTACCGGCACCCATTGATTCATCTACAATTAATGTAGCATTTAGGTTTTGACAAGCTGGATCTGAGTATCTATATTCTCTAGCTCTAACTGCTTTAGTTGTTGTTCCAGTACAACCGTTAGCGTCTGCTACTGTTATATTCCAACTTCCACCTGCTAATCCACTATTTAAAACAATAGTACCTGGATTAGTAGTAGGACCTACTGATCTAGTAGTTCCTCCATTTACAGCTACAAATGTATAAGGACCAGTTCCACCAGTTGCTGTTACAACTAAACTACTATCACATTGATTATATGTAATAGAAGCACTTACTGCAGTTATACCTGGTGTTGAAGTAATAGCTACACTTCCCGAAGATGTACATCCTGTACCGGCATCCGTTACAGTTAAAGTATAAGTCCCGGCACTACCAGTAACTATATTACCTGTAGCTCCTGTATTCCATAAATAACTAAATCCATTTCCACTACCACCACTTACGGATGCTGAAACTTGTCCATTACTCGCACCACATGAAGAATTAGTTGATGTTAAGTTTATAGATATTGAACTTACACTACTAATTGTAGCACTACCTGTAGCAGTACAACCATTAGTATCGGTTACAGTAACATTATAAGTTCCAGCAGGTAAACCTGTTGGATCTTCTACTGTTCTTACTACTGTAGACCCAGTAACCCAAGAATATGTGAATGGAGAAATACCTCCAGCTACGGTAATATTAATAGCACCAACTTCTTGACCTGGTTCAGGACAATCAGCTACAGTTGAATTAATTGTTACTGTGAATGGAGATGGTTGAGTAATAGTAACTAGAGATGAAGTACTACATAAGTTATCTTTTACAGTTACTGTATAAGTAGCTGGTGTTAAGCTTGAGAATAAAGTATTTGAAGCAAATCCTGACCATGTACTACCACCATTGATAGATGCAGAATAAGGAGCTCCATAAGTTGAAGAGCCAGTAACTGCAATTTTTCCATTCCCACTACCATAACAAGTTACATTAATAGGATTTGTAGTTACAGTAATTATATCTGCTGTTACAGTAAATGAAGAAGAAACAATTGTTCCTTCACTATCTTTAATATATAATATATTATTACCAATAGGAGCTGTTGTGGATGCTGTTGGTTGATACCACTCACAGTTAGCTAAATTACTATATGTACTACCTCCAATTGAATATTGGTAAGGAGGAATACCATAATTTATTGAAAAAGTTACAGGTGAAACACCTCCAGCACAAACAACTGACTGGTTGGACTGAGACATTGCAAGAGGTAACTTATAAAGTTCTAAATTAATACTAGCGGTATTACTTTTTAAACAAGTATTATCATTAACTGTATAATATAATTTGTAATTTCCTGGTGTTATACCTAAAGTTTCACATTCATTTATAAAAAGAGAACCTGTAATTAAGGTAATATTAGGAAAACTATATCCTGTATAAGGATATGTTACTATTGAACCAGTAACGATAGCTGTAGAACTACAACTATCAATATAGTCATTAGCTAAAACATTTAATTTTTTAACACGCTGTACGTTTAATACACTAAAGTAATCGTTTATAGCGTTTGGAGGAGTAGGTAGAAAACATTTATAATTAGGATTAGTAATAACAACTACACCTTGAGAATAAAATATATTTCCTACATGAACTTTATTCTGTAACTCAGCTATATATCCTGGAGGGGCATAATAACCTGGTTCTACATAATAACCTGTAAATGATATATCGTATACGTTTCCAAACCCATCATCTGCTAATTGATAACTACCACTTGCGGTTAAAATAAAGTTATTAGGTTTGATTTGTTCACCATAAATGTTTTGGTTGAACGACATTACTCTAATAATATCATTAGATGCAGTTGGAAAATTATTTATAAATTCAGGATTCTCATTAAAATCAAAATAAGAACTAGTTGAAATAGTACTCGATTCTGTCATATAAGATTCATAATACATAGAATCTAATAATGAATGAGAATTAAGAATACTTGAAGAATGATATTGGTAATATAAATGATTTACTTGGCGATAAACTAAAGACTCATATTGAGTCTCTGTTATTGGTCCATTAATTAAATCAATACTACCAGTTAAATTTTTTCCTTTTAATATAGTAAAATACGCACCATCCTGAGGAACACAAGCGAAATCAAGGTTCCAATTTTTATTTGCTGTATAAGGAACAACAAATACGTCTGATGTACTCAGTTTTTTGAATGATGCCATTTAATAACATTTCTTTATATTAGTAGTCTAACTTGATACGAATTAAGGCTTCTTTAGTAAAGTCTTTTACTAATGGTTTGCTTAATTTAGCAACAGCTAATAATTCGTTATTATCATTGTATAACCCTACAGTTGTGATATAAGTTTGTGGATTATCAATTAATGTAGTGTACAAGATATTACCTGTATTATCAATAATTGATGGATTCGAAGTATAATTATATTCACTGTTTTTAATTCTTGTAAAGAAGAAACGGGATGAAATAGTTTCAGATGATTGTAATCTAAAAAACTTACTTCCACCTATTGCTGCATTTATAGAATTATATAATTTAGCGTTATTGTTGTCGTAACTATTAGCTGTTGTTACAGGAGCTACCAAAAATCCTGTTAAAGCACCTGGATTTAGAACTATTAATCCTAAATCAGGGAACATATGACCATACACGGTTGTATTGGCTGGTGTACCTGCTGAACCGCTTACAATATTAAAATATCTGTTACTATCAATAAATTGACTAGTAGTTAAAACATTACTATTATCAGTTAAATAGATAGTTCCTGAACTTCCACTCAATGCTAATGTTAAAGAGCCTGGATGTAAACTTTCTTTATAACGAGATCTTGCTACGTTAATAACATAAAATGAGTTTACAGTAGAACCTCCAATTTGGAAAGTTGCTGTTTCACTTCCGTAAATTAAATTTCTATATTGACCATATACTACTTTTGTAGGTGATGAACTAGTTACATTTGAATTAAAGTAAGCTGATCCCGAACCTGAAATATGAGCATACTCAATAGAGAATACTACTTCACCTGCATTGTAAACATCTAAATAAAATTGTGATGATGATGCTTGTGTTGATGAAGTTGCTACTGATGTTAAATTCACGTTATCAGAAGGAAATAATCCTCTAACAACTGTTTCTGAACTTATTACTGAATCTTCTGTGTTATATCTATTAAATGACATATGTTAGTTAACTTTTTGGATTATTAAAGGAACAGTAATTCTTGAACCACTATCTCTACCTGTTACAGTAATTGTAGTAGTTAATGAAGTAGCTGTAGTACCAAATAATGTGTTAATTGTAGTTCCAGTTAGTGTGAATGAAGTACCAATTTCTGCTTTAGATAATTTAGTACCACTTGTAGTATTTAAACTGCTATTACCTACAGTAGCACCAGTGATACCAGCACCTGTAAAGGTAGATATTAATCTAACATCAGCTACACTCATTACATAGCCATTAGTTTCATAAGTACTATTAGCACCTAAGTAGTTTAATGTTTGTGGAGTAATGCTTAATGATTGACCTTGTTTTAAGATAATTGAAGAGTAACCTAAAGAAATAACAGGCATTTTACTTGTACCTCTTGGTAAAGTTACTAATTTATAACGCATGATTTGAGCCTCGTCTGGGAACGCTTCAATAACAGGCATAGCTTCAATAGCTTCACCATAATATGATGATCCAGATGGGTGTGTTGGGTTGTATAAAGTATAATCAACCTCGTCATCTGCTAATGAGAACTGAGTGATTTGGAATGAACCGTCGTTGCGAGCCAACAATTCGCGGCCCTTTTTGGTTAAAACCGCATCAACAGTTACATAAGAAGGATTTAATATTGCCATAGTGTATTTAATTACTGTATATAAATATACAAAGTTTAAATTTTATTATATTGTGCCTCCATCTAACCCACCACCTTCAAGCATCTTTGATTTTACTTCACGGGTAATTGTGTCAATGTTTTTAAACACATCTGGGTGGATGTTTTCGGGAATTGAGAAGCCATATGATGTTTTACCATCACGTTTAATGAAATTTATAATTGTATTTGTTTCGTCTTTTAATCTTTTTAAGAATAATATTTTATTAAGAGATCCTCTAAATGCTATTGCTTGGCTGGTATTATCAAAAGAAGGATATATATCTAATACTAATTTACCACTAACAGTTCTAGTATTAACTACTCTGTATTCCGCTACTGAACCACTAGTATTGTGATGAATAATTAAATCATAATATCCTGGATTAAATGTGTAGTCTACATCTCCATAAGTAGGATATAGTACATTAACAGTCGCTGCGGATCCTGTAGGAGGGTTTGGTATAAAGTTATATCCTGCAAAACTAGATAATTGTTGATTTAGTGTTATGCTGCTTGTTGTACTACCTGAAGTGAAAGTAGTAGATTCAATAAATCCAGAACCACCAGCTATAGCAGTTGGAAGATTGTTAATTTGATTAGAAACTGACGCTATTCTTAAATTTCCACTAGTATTAAATCTAGTTATATAATCACCACCAGCATTGATAGTTAATCCACTTTGTCTTAAGCGAATTTGAAATTTGTCAGTTGGTCCTGTTAAACTTTGTTGTGTATTTATATTTAAACTAATAACAGCAGTTTCAGCAACATTATATATTCCTGGGATTTCATAGAATTGGCTATAAAGATTTGCTTGACCATAGCTATAATAACCACAGTTAATAGTATTTCCATAATAACCAGGAGGGGTTGCAGTACATGTTCCACCACTAACAAAAAAAGTTATAGTTGAACTTGTCCCCCATATAACCCTAGAATTGGATAAATTGACATTACAGCTTCCACACCCACTACAATCATATCCTATACAGTTAGTGGATGGAAAGGATACTGAACTGTAAATATCATACCCATAAACTGTAGTTCCTTTAGAAAATACCAATGTTCCTCCAACAGTAACATCTGCTTCTAAAACATAAGAATTCCCAGTAAGAGTTATAGATTCTCTAAAATTTGGATCGCCTCCAGTAGAACTAAAATCATTAATATAGGCTTGACCACTGAATACAGATCCCGTTACTTGATCTACTATTGTAACTGATTGTTGACTAGAAGCTAATACTGTAGAACCACTAACAACTTCTAAAGCCCAAGTCACTGAACCACCATTAGACATACTTATTTCTAATGAAACATTGGCGGCAATATCATACAAACCTGTTTCAGGTACCGAGTATGAAGGATGTGTTTGAGATCCTGTACTTCCAATACTATAATAAGCAGATGAGTTAATATCTGTAGTAATATTTGTAAAAACATTATAAACTACTCTATCAGAACCACTCGTAAATAAAGGATAGGTTGGAGTTGTTCCAACAGAGCTAGTTATTAATCCAGCAGGGTGGGATGCAACTAATTCATGAGCTGTATTTCCTATAGTTGATTCAAAGTATAAAGTACTAGCACTTCCTGAAAAATATAATAATGGTGTGTATGAATACCCACTTTCAAAAATATATTTAGTTCCATCTAAACTTTTTTGATTACTATACTTTTGATTATCAAATAATGATATATTCAAATCATCAGCAGTAACAAATGTTCTTTGTACTTCTTCCCAATTTTTATTACGTTGGTTAAGTTCAGTTAAATTTCCTTCCTCATCTACAAGATACTTTGTAACAACATCATTTCTATTTGGTAAAAATTTATTTTTTACAACTTCAGAAAATAAACCTATCTTTCTTACTTGATGATCAATAGCCGCTGTTTTACCATACGATTTATCACCTTCATAAGATGCCGAAGCTGGAGAGTAGTTATTGTATTCTAAACTAGTTACTTTAACACCACCATGTCTTGATAATTCAAATGATTTTAAAGATTCATTACTATCTTGAACATCGGTTTGTACTTGTTTACCCCCACTTTGAATTAAACTTCCACTTACATATGCATATAATGGAATTAATTTTTGGACTTTAACTGATGGTCTACTATCGCTAGTGTTATTTATCATAACATTAAAGTCGGTATGTTCAAATTGGTATGAGCTAGATGTGGTTGTAACTAAAAATGGATTTGGGTTTGTACGCTTAAAATCCTCATTAATATCTGGCCAACTTCCACTCAATTCCCCGTTATAAAATGCTCGTCTGTCGTTTGGCAATAAACTATATAAATAATCGTTGTCCTCAGCAATTGTAGGCCCTTGATAATTAGCTTCATGTACTATTTGTCTAACAACACCAGGTTGAATTCTTTTCATTTTAATTCTTTCCAAATGTTGAGGGCGTATAGTAACACCTGTCAATAGAGTAGATCTACCAGGTACATAATCCTTTAACATTTTAAACAATGAATTATCAAAGAACTTTATTAATTCAATAAACCCAGCATAATCAAATTCAACATTAAAGTTGGAATTAATATGTGTTTTTCTTAAGGTTTCTAATGTTGGATAACTACCACTTGCTTCAAAACGTGGATCACCAATATAGTTATCAATTTCAAAATTAGTAACAGCACTTGCTATCGATGATGATAATACGTTATCTATTTTATTTTGAGGTGAAAATGATATATCAATTTTATGATAATCTACTGATCTGGCTAATGTAATATCTATATCTTCTTTTTCTAGTCTAATATAAGGAGATAATACACTTCCTGTAATTTGAGTAGAAATAACACGAATTTTATCACCATTACTATCTGTTAGTGTATTGCGTTTAGTATTACCACCAAATTCTTTAATTGGTAAAATACTTCCTGTAATACCAAATATATTAATTAAATGATCTAAACCTTTATTACTACCTTTTGATTTGAATAATAATGGTATGTTGTGGTATATTCTTTTATATACTTCGGCAACTAAATCTTTTTTAGGAATATTATTTAAATCTCCTATACTACCACTATTAGCACCTAATAATGCTAAATCTAAATCTACATCAGCTTTACTATTGTATAAATGAACACCTAATGATTGTAAGGCATGGAATACAATATCTTTTGAAACACCTTCTTCAAGGTTGTTTCTATTCTTGTATAAATCGGTAACTGAATTTAAGTAAATCCATATATTATCAAAATATTGACCCATCATATTAACAAATGTTAAGTATGGGGTATTAACTGAATCTTCAAGAACATAACTAGGTATCAATTGTAATAATTGATCTTGGTTATCTAAATCAAAATCTTGAGCAGCTATTATTCTACCATTATACCAGTTAGTAACAATTGATGATGTTACTGGTTGTAATATAAATGGTTTAGTGCTTGTTGTCTTTGGGTAAGCATATGAGCCTGACTCAAAATACATATATTTTTCATATTCATCAAACCCAGTAACAAGAGAGGTAATACTTGATGAATAATAGGCTAATTCTGTTACTTTTGTAGATAATGTACTAGATGCTATAATAGATGAAGTTGCTTCATATTTTTGAATTAGAGTAACTTTATCTTTAAAATTAGCAATTCTAGCCTCAGCTGAGCTAAATCTAACAAAATCATTAAAATCAGTATAGTCTACATTAATATCAATAGATCCACTTAAATAGCGAGTAATGAAATTAAAATTAGAACCTGTTAATTGATTGATTAACGAATTGTGATTATGATAAGGAGTACTTACATTATTAAAATCAACTTTAACACTAAAATTAGGTCCCTTTATATTGGGAACTTCATCTAATATTAATAATTTATCTAAATTAATATCAAAAGTATAACTATCAATAATTTCATCCACAATCCAAAAAGTATCCTTTACAGATATATCTTCTGATAGTGGGCTATATAATTTAATTAATACATAATAATTATCTTCTGTTGTATCTAAAGCAACATTAATTATAACAGGTGTATTATTCCTTCCAAAATTTGCTAAATAAGATTTTAAATAGGAAGTAGTATTAATTTCATTTACTAAAGCTAATGCTCTTGGTCCTAATAAATCATTATTTAAAAAAGTAGAACCTACTTTAAGTTCAGTTCTATCATCAGAAATTTCTTTGATAAAAAGAGGAGCAACAGGTAAACCTAATTTATTTCTAAAAAAGTTATATGTTGTTTGAAACTCACCATTACTATATTCTTTCTTTAAATCTTCAATAGGGTCTACTTCTAAAAAAGAATAAGTTCCATCTATATTTAAAGCAACGTTTGAGGGTGATTTATAAGATAAATAAGAATAAGCTTGTCTTAAAGGATTACCTAAAATATCATGTATGTGATATTCTACATAATCATCTGGAGTTCCAAAATTATTTATAATTCTATTTTGGCCTAGTAAAGCAATATCTTTCTCATCAAATCTATTTGATTGACTTGTATTGCTGATATTTCCTATAATCTTTATTTCGGCCATTATTTCTTAGTCTTTGTGTAGTCTGTAATAATTGTTTTTGTTTCTAAAAGCTGTTGTCTTAAAGAAGTAATTTCATTAAGTAACGCTTGTATATCAACATCATCCGCTAATTGAACTCCTAAATATTCTGCTTCTTTATTTAGAATATATCTATGAGATTCAACTTCACCTTCTTTAGGAATTTGATAGAATAATTCTTCATACAATTGAAAAAAATCTTCAAGTGTAAATTCAGGTACTATTGTGTCTTTTAAAAAGAAACTAAAGTCTGTATTTAATACACTATTATTCTTTCCTAAAATAGTTTTATCAACCTTTATACTTTCCATTATCTAATTACTTTAAAAATATAATCTTCATCAAATATAATAGTTGAACCATCAATTACAGATTTAATAAGTATTTTATAAAACCTTTCTGGTTGTAATCCATTCATATAAACTGTAAAGAAACTTGAAGTTGGATCAGCGCTTATTTTTGTATATGATGTATCAAAATCAACTACCCATTCTTCAGTATCTACATCTTTAATAGCCCAATATGATGCACTAGGTAGTAATTGAGACCCGGTTACATATAATTGATTTGTATTAAATGTTCTTGGTGGATGTTGGTTTCTAACTCCTAATCTAAATTTATTAATTGAATCTTGCTGAAATTCAGCTTTATTATTTTTTAATGAAACAACAGATTGATGACTAGTTGTTACAACTAAACTACCAGTAACGAATGTACTATCATCCCATCTAACCTCCAAACAAGGTGGATAAATAGTATGAGTATCTGATGAGAAATATTTTAATTCAAATGGAGCACTTGATGTTGCAAATTCAATACTGCTTGTGTGTTTTAAAATAAAACCTTCATTTTTGATTCTAGTAGCAGCAAATGGATTTGTTTCATAAGCAAAAAACGCAGCTACTGCTGTAGTAACGTTTAATTCAATATCTTTTTCATCATTATAAGTAAATGATTGAGTAGCAACAGAGCCAGTAATCCAATCACCACCTGCTGTTGTCCATGTATTAGTTAATGTCTTATAATTCCAACTAACACCATTTTGAGTAGCAGGAAAATTAGCTAATCTTCCTGTTCCCATATCCCATGTCCCCGAAACTGGGTGGCATTCGATTTTATACTCTGTTGGAATTTCAGAAGCGTTTGCTAAATACAATTTTAAAAATGCTTTATAACTTCCTGACGCTTTGCCAGTAATAGCATTAACTATTTCGCTAGTTGAAAATTTAATCAGTGCTCTAGAAGCTTGCCTAGTACCTTGAAAAGTACTTTCATATGTACTAACTTCTAGAATCTCGTCTATCCCCGTATTAGTTGTAGGGTAGTAAGAATAAATTGTTGCGTCCTTTTCAGGGAATATTTTATATACGGCCATGTAAAAAAGTTTCCGGTTACTATATATAAATATTGCAACCGGAAGCTCCTAATTTAATTATGTATTATTATGCTAGTAAGGCGTGATATTCCTTAAAGTGTTTAATTCTATCCGGCAATCCGATAGTACCACCGTTAACACGTTTAGTAATTTGTGTAACAACTGCATCAGTTGCGCCACCATCCGCTAATTTATGTAAACCGTTTTTACTAAAGAACCAAGCGGCCGATAATAAAGCATACTTCTCAGCAACCCATTGTGGATTAGCTGCGATATCTTCATTAATTGATTTACCAAATGCTGTATAGTTGTCTTTACCTGTTAATTGAATATAACCACGACCACAGAATTTAGCGCCTTCACCAGAAGCTTCAGGTCCGTTACCCATTCTATTTGCATAAACTAAATTAGCAATTTTTTCTGGTTTGCGTTCATATAATGCTGCTTTAGCAGTATCAGGAGTTTTATCAGCTTTTGTAAAATATTTCTTAAAAATACCCATTAAACCTTTTGCACTATAATTTAAATTTTCTTTTGTTAAACGGAAACCGCCTGATTCGTGACCACATTGAGCTAAGAAATGAGCTAAACGTAATGGAGTATTGATTTGGAATTTTTCCATAACTCCTGGAATCTGGGTGATTACCACATCCGGAATATGTCCTTTTAATTTGTCTAAATTCATATTTTAATTTTTATAATGTTACAATTCTACCTTGTATATCAACATCAGGGAATCTAATTTCAAATATAGATGGATCTAATGATGGGTATAGTATATTATTTCTAGTTGCACCAAATATATCATAGCTGTATGGAGAATAATCACCACCTGATTTATTTACAACTTCAACTTTTGTTATTGATTGAACTCCCTTAACCTGTATTAATGTTGAATTAATATCAGATATAACAAATGGTTTATTAATTTGCATGTACTCAATACCGAATTTATCTTTTAAAGCACTTATACAATTACTTAATACCTCTTTATTATTAAATGTTGGTAATACAGAAATATCAAAGTTAATACCTATATTAAGAAAATAAGCATTTTTAATATTAATAGCATCTGTAGCCATTCTGTACTGTGATAAATAATTTTTGATATTATTCTTAAGTGCAGAAGAAGGAGTTGTTAAATTTTTATTTGCATTATATCCCAAAGTATATAAACTAATAGATAAAGGATTATTGTCTAATAATCTATCATTTCCTGAATTAGTCGATAAAGCAAAATCATTTATAGCGTATACTTTAGCAACAGCACCAAAATGGCTAGGCATACTAAGTACTCTATTAATATAATCTTCTTTAGTTACAACTCTGTTTTGTGAAGAGAAAGAGTAAAGAGTGTTTTGTCTAATTTCCTCAACTGTATCTTCATCTCTACCTCCAATAGCAGGTTCAGGATTAGTAATAATCATACTGTTAAAAATAGTTGTATTTTGAGGAGCCGTTACAGTACCATTAAATGTAATATCAGCTAAGTTGAATTTTCTATTTACAACTTCATTAGAAGGAACGTTTGATGTTATACCACCACCTACAAGATATTTTATTGTTAAAATACCTGTTGGAGCTAAACCATATTCTCTTGTAGTTACTACGGCTGCTCTATTAAATGTGTTATTTGGATCATACACATTAACAGACGTGCCTAAATTTAAGTTATTTGGATTAGGTAATATAGAAGTATCTGAAGATGAATTTGTTCCTGCTCCAAATTGTAATTCTAAATCACCATTTTCTTTAAATCTAGTTACAAATCTTCTAGGTGTTTCAATATAGCTTAATAAATAAGGAATTGAATCAGAATTATATGTTGGGTTAGTAGCTTTTTGGGGAATGCCTTGTTGAGCTAAATAAGGAACTTCATACCAAATATTACTACCAGCATCTGTAACTTGTAATATGTTTAATATTTTATTGTCGGATATAGTAGTACTAGTAAACTTTTGAGGAGTAGCACCAAAATCAATAGTTGTTGTTTTGATTTCTGCTGATATTGCTTTTACTGTTTTTGTTACTCTATAATAACCAGGTTGGTCAAAAACAATAACTCTATTTTCTTCTTTAGAAAAATCAACTAATTCTGTAGTTAAAAACTTAACCCCACTAATACTTTCAACAACACTATTTTCAGGAATTATAATATAATAATTGGCATTTGGAATTTCAGTGTTGTTTAATATGTTTGTTACAATTGGAACTAATTGAGATATTTGTAAATCAACATACGAAGCATAAGACATTTTAGGTCTATAACCTAATGCATAAGCTAAAGATATAGCATTGTCTTTTTCTTTTGTATATAAAAGTAAGTTTTCTTGAAATTGAGTATCTAAATAGAATGATAATACATCACCCACGTAAGATGCCATTTCAATAAACATCATCCCTGGGGACGCATCTGAGAAATCATTATAGGCTGTGGGGAAATAAGTTTTAGCATGTTTTATCAATGTAGACTTAAAGTCACTAAAGCTTTTATTTAGATATGATATGTTTTTAGTTTCGGACATTATTCAAAGTTAATTTGTATTTCATCTGCTTCACCTGATATCTTCATACTATATTCAACTTTTACGTTTACTATATGTTCATCAGGTGTTGGGGTAATAATTACATCCTCTAAATTTACTTCAGGAACAAACATTGATATACCCGTTCTTATGTTATTTTCAATTTTACTAACATTTTCATTATTAATAAAATCAAATATGGATTTTTTTATATCACAACCAAATTCAGGGTTTTCAATTCGTTCGCCTTTATTAGTTAATAAAAGGTTAATTAAATTATATTTTACCTGTTCTTTAGTACTATATGTACTTTTAAAAGCAGAAGGTTTATTAAAGGGCAAACCAACACCGATTGCAATATTTTTTTGCAAATCCCTAGGATCTATACGATATGTTTTAGGTACTGCCATTATCCTCCCTGTAGCATTTGATTCATTTCAGAACGAGTAAGGTTAGAAGCGGTATCATTGATAAACGCAGCAAATGGATTATCACTTGTTGGGTCTACTTTTAATTGTGTTTGAGGTTTGGCTCCTGCGGGCATTCCAAACATTTCGGCCATCTTGTTACTCATTTGAGATCTCATACCAACATTATGTACATCCCCGCTATCAAATGACATCGAGCGACCTTCAGTAAGTGGTTGAGTTGTTTGTGGTGTTACACCACTCTTTAATTGTTCTAACAGCATTAAGCCAAGTTCTTCACGAACGGCTTCACGTACTGCTTCTTTAATTAATGATTTAAATTGTTTAGCTTCCATAACAATAAATATTAGGGTTTGAGATTTTGTTGATCTATGATTAATTTAAGTTCTTCAATAAGGATGTCTGGGTCTAAAGTGAATGATCTAGAAGATTGTATTACTTCTACATTATCTCTACTAAGAGCTACAGCATATCTACGCTTATTCCCAGCAACGATAAATTTAGGATCGTTTTCCTCTTTAATAGCAAATTTAAATCCTTTATATCCTGTAGTTAAATCACCAAAATTACCGGATGGTGATAATGTGGATAGGATTTTATCTAAGTCGGTTCTGTCAAATGCTTCTAGATTAGAAGGTTCATCAAAAAAGGCATCAATTTCTTTAAGTCTTTCTTTTTGGTCTTCTAATTCTTCAATAATTCTATTTAATAATAATTCTATAATAGCAATAGCTGCCAAAATACTACTTATAATTTCAACTGCTAGTTCGTATTTCTTTCTAAATCTTTCTTTAGTAGGGGTTACAACATCGGGTGCTGGGGATGGTACAGGGATTGGTAAAAGAATATCTGCTAAGAATAAGATAATATCTAATATAGATAATATAAGTGCTATTCGCTCTAAAGTACCTTTTATAGAATTAATTTTGGCTTCATTTTCCTTTATAATTCGTATAGCATTGTTTTTTAATAAAGTAGCTTTTTTAACATCGTCTTTAGATTGGATATTATCAATAACATTGTTTACACTATCGACTAATTCTTCTATTTTTTTATTTCGTACAGAAATTAATTGACATGTTATAGTTAAAGCAGCCATTATTACAGGAACAGGATTCTTTTTAGCAGCTTTAATAGCTCCTTTTAATAAGTCTTTTAATATCCTTCCATTTTTTCTTTTAGCTCTTTTATGACTTTTCTTTAAAAAGTTTTTAACCTTTTCGTCTGCCATTTTTAATTTAGAATTAATAGCTTCTTTAGTATTTTCTATTAATTTAGTATATTCTTCTGTTTTTTTATCTATAAACTCTTTTAAGTCTTTTTCTTCTTCTTCAAAATTTCCTTGTACTATACCTTTAATTCTATCTGCTTCTTCTCTAGTAATAGATTTATTTACAATACGCTTATCTAAATCATTAAATTTCCCAAATGTATTTGATTTTAAATCATCATATTTCTTTTTAGCAGCATCTATATCATTTAAAACCTGTTGAACAGGTCCTGAAGTCATTTGTTTTCCTTTTTCAATAGCCATTTCGGCTATTTTAGAAGCGTCTAAATTATTTTTAATGGATTCTAATTTTCCTTTAGCGGCGGTTGCACTAGATACTAATCCTGCTATGTTAACTGTATTTGGCATTATTTGGCTACTCTTACTTTTTGTGACTTAATATCAATTAATTTTGGAATCAAATTATCAACTGATTCTTTTAATCCTCTTGCTGCTGTGTTAAGCTGAGTTATAGGAGATCCTTTTGATCCATTTAATGCTGATGAACATATTGTGCTAAATGTAGATAAACTTGTAAGTAAACTATTTAATAATTTTATAGTTTCATTACCTAACAATACAGGTTCTTCAGGAATTTTACTTCCATTCATTCCTAAAAATATAACTGGTGAATTGATTACAGTTTTATCATCAGCATCTAAGCTAATAGTATTTTTAGTATATAATTCAATGTTGTTATGAGCAAATAATAATACGTTTTCTTTTTTAGAATTAATAACAACTCTATCTGATGTTAATATTGCTTGAGATCCTTCTATATATTTGTCTGGTAAAGACGTTGTTGTAAGAGGATTTAATTTGGTTTTAGAAACTTTTAAAGGAACTTTTTGGGAAGATGTTAAATATAAAGCCGAAGAATCTTTATTAATATCTTCAACATATAATTTTCCACTTCCAAATTTATGACCATTAGTTAAAATAGTAATTGGATCACCATTCTTACCACTATCGCTCCAAAAATTTTCTCCAGTATTAATTTTATTTGTAGAACCAAATCTTAAAGTATTTCCAAAACGACCCTCAAGTATGTAATCACCTTCGAAAGGTAAAATACTTTCTATTTTTGGATTTTCATCAAATCCTAAACCTAAAGGATGCTCTGCATCTGCTGTTTGAGAATTAGAATGATTATTACCCCATAAATTAATATTTGTTATATAATAAAAAGTAGGTTTTTCATTAGTATTGCTTGATTGAGTGTTTGTAGAGGGTAATGGAAAAACTAAAATTAATTCTCCATTTAAAGGAATATATTTCTGGTTTGGAAATAAAGGCTTAGCTACAGAGTATCCTAAAACAGTATTACTTGTAATATTTTCTTTATAATTATCTTGCTCTTTAGAACCAGTATATGGTTTAAACAATACAGTTCCTATCCCTGACCAACCACCACATTGATCAAAAACTTTTTTAGATGGTGTTTTTTCATCCATTACAGTAGCAAATACCTTCCCTACCTTAAATTTAAAGGGAGAACCACCTGAAGATGGGGCCGATCGTAAGGAAGATAAACCATGTTTAGTTATCATTTTCTAATATTTTGCTAGCGCTAGTATCAATATTTTCTATCTGTTTAGTATCTTCTCCCATTTTTTTAACCTCAAGCAATAATTGCTCTTTTTCTTCTTCTGATATTAATAATTCCGAACTACCAACAGCGGCACTATTAGACATAGCTCTTTGTATAACTGATGCCATACGTACCAAATGATCGTTATTTTTTACTTGAACATCTAAATATTCTTTAATAAGAGGTACAATCATTATAGCCTCCGATGGAGAGTTAATGAATGGCTTAAGGGCTAATATCAATTCCTCAATTCTGTCTTCAGTTTTTTTCGTAGTCTTATATATATCTTGTAATAAGTCCGAGAATGTCTTCTTTCCAAATATAACTTGGTTGAAATTTTCCATAATATTTATGTATTATTTACGTATAAATATGAGAAAAACAAAGGTTACATTTTAATGTACCCATGTTCGTAGAACTCATTAAATAATCTTAAACGAATAACGTCTAACTTCTTAATTATCTTAGTAATTTGAGGTGTGTCGACATCTGTTATCTCACGTATGTAAATGTATAATGCTTTCTTATTGAATATTTCTAAATTCTCACGTTTGCGGAATAATTCAACAATTGCATCCGCTGTTTTAGCGTCTTGTTGTTTAGGAAATATTGTATAGATATGCTTATCAACATAAGCAACGAATTGATCTAAGAACATATTAAGCTCATTCTTCTCCTCATCTAAGCCTATGTTATTGTCTACGAAGATATCGTTTTCGTCGTTTACTTCGTCCATATTGACCTTTTCTTGTAGTTTTTTATAGTTGTTCGCATTATAAACTATCAAGTAACGTTTAGCAATTGTGCCGAAATATGAATATGCTTTACCTTTTTCTTTTCTATATAAATGAAGTTTCTCAAGGAGAAACGCTACTACTTCATGTTTTAATTCTTCAATTGTGTCTGTATCTGTATAGTAGAATTTAAATGTATGGATGATGTTTTCTGCTAATTTGTAAAAACCATATGCAATTCTTTCATTATATATTCTATTACGTTGATCTTGGTTAGTAAGTAAAAGATATTCAACAATAGCATCTTCTGTATCTTCTGTAAAATATATTCGTGGTTGCTTCGGTTTGCGTTTACGAACACGACCTTTTTTAGTTAAGGAGGGTCCTAACTCTTCCTCTAAGTATTTAGCAGCATCAAAAGTACCACCATCATAATATCCGTTATACATTATTTTCTATCTTTTTATCTAAATTATTCAATAAAGTATCTCTCATATTTTTTATTTGTTCAAAGAAAGTACCTATTTCATCATCACTCTCAAATGCACCTGATGAGTCTAGTTGTGTTATAACTTCATCAATTTTAATTACGCTTGATGTAAGTGTAGATATTAATTCGCTTTGTTCGCCGGTTATGTCTTCTAATTTTTCTACTTTTTTAAGAAGATTCCAAATAACGTATCCTGAAGTTAGAATAATAATCGTTATTAGGGTTATAAATGTAATCATATTAAAGTCCTTTTAAAATGTTTTGTAAGTTATCTGCATTAGGGTTTTCCGATACAATTTTATTTTGTATGTCCCTTTTAGATTGTTTTTTAGGCTTAAGTGCAGGAGTTGAGTTTAAATGCACTTCAAACTCCTTACATAAAGTAAGAAGCTGAGTGCGGTGGGGATCAGTTACATTAGATTCAATGTAAGTTAATATTTCCTGCCAATTTTGGCTAAGCATATTAATCTTCGTTTTCTAATGAAACTTGGTAACGAATTTCTTCGATTTGCTCTTTTAATTGTTCGAAGTGACCATCTGTGATTTGTCCTTCTCTAGCAATTAAGTTTAAGTTGTTAATCATGATGTCTAACTGCTCAATTTTTTGTAGTAATAAGTCTTTGTATCTCATTTTATTTTGTTATTTACTTACAATATACGACCGGAAAATGACAGAGCCAAAGAAAGAGCGACCTGTTTTCACAAGTCGCTCAATTATATTTATTTAGTTAATTAAATCTTAACGTCAGGTGTATTAGCACCATCTCCACCACCTGTAGATCTATCCATAGCCACTCTCATAGCTTGACCTGCTAATTTATTTAATGTTTTCTCATCAGGTAATTCTTTACCAGCAGCTTTAAATTTAGCGATTAATTCTTTCTTCATAGAAGCTGTACCAGCCTTAACAATTCCAAAAGCTAAACCAGCCATTCCAGCCATTAATCCGATTGGTTCTAAAATAGAAGGATCAAAAGCTTCATCAGTATTTTCTTCTAAATTCTTAGAAGGATCAGCTTTGCCAATTGCACCGCTTACGCCTTGTAATTTCTTGAATAATTCTGGGTTTTTAGCTTTTAACATATCTTGTGCTTTCATGATAGCAGCGCTACCTAAACCTAAACCAGCTACACCAGAAAGGATACCTAAGATATCAACAATTGGAGATTCTTCTAATACTTCTTCGTTTTCGTCTAATTTGTCTTTTTTATCTTCGTCTTTAACTTTCTTTTTTTCAGCTAAAACAGCTTGTAATTCTTGACGAACCATTTCTTTTAATTGGTCCTTAGTCATTTTTTTCTTTTTAGTTTCCATTTCGCTTATTATGTTTATTGCGGGTGATTGGTTTATAATATTATTTATTTGTTGTTCGTGTTCGGAATCAGTAACAGTTAGTTCAAACCAACTAATAACATTTCCGTCTTGAAGTTTTGTTTTGTTCTTTAAATCGTTAGAACTAACATTGATCTTCAACTTTTCTAAGCGGTTTAAGAATGCTGCTTTATCTTCAGATTTAATTTTGTATACTGTCATTTCTATCAATAAATATGAATAAGTTAAACAAGACGTAGCTCCCACTCGTTAAGCTTGTGGACCCTACTCTAATACACCTATCCGTATATACAATAAATATTAATAGAACTTAGAAGCAAAGTGAAATGATAAGCGATAATGGGCATAGAAACTAACCGCAGCTAAACCCAATACCTCAAATATAGAGGAAACATTAGATGCTAATTGATGATAAGTTAAATAAATCAGAACATGACCTAACATCCAAGTAAATGCGATAAGAGAAAGTTGTTTACTATTCATTTGTATAAGTTTGTGATTGATATTTAGAGCCTAATTTTTCAATAATTTTTCGTGCATCATCCGACGACATATGGAAACCCTCCCGTTTCTTGTTGATCCGTGCGCCTAATTTCTCGAGTTCATTATGAACTTCGCTTTCCAACATACGGCCGTTAGGGCACTTATATGCAAACACGGGATACCACGGCGTAATAACACCAGTAGCTAAATTAATTTGGCGCACTCGATCATAAACTGTTGTGGTAGTATAACCAATTTTGCATATACCCGGCATAGATGGATTACAAAGTACATAAACATAATGTGGGTTTTGCGGTGTATTGGTAGAATCCACCCAAGCAGCGCCATAATATGTAATATCCTCCCAACCACTATCCCCCTTAACGGGAGTAAGTGTATATGCGATAGCGTTTTTCATATTATATTTAAAATCAAATTCGCTATTAAGTTGGCGATATTGTTTTGCCTCGTCGTGTGTTAAGCGTATCATTAATCAATAATTAATTTTAATGAATCAATTTTCTCCGTACGTTCGGGATAAGTAATTGAATAATTACCACATTCCCAATATGTTTTTATGTATATCTTAATAGTATCACCCCGATATTGCGCTGGAATCGGACCAATTAATTGTTTCGTCCACATATTGTTTCCACTTGGCTTATATTCATCCATACGAGCATCATACTTTTTAAAGTAAGTGCTGGAAGTACTTATTAGTGGTACAATAGTATTGCGATACTGCGACAAAGTAACGGTTTTTGTACCAACAGATAATGGAGTTGTGAAATAGGGTGAAGAATATAATGAACTAAATGGATTATATAATGGTATAGTGACGGTGAGCGTATCAAACACCCAGTAAGTATCGGTGTCGAACGAACTCTCAACGACGGAAACTCCGTTATATAGATAACGTTCATTAGTAATCGGCGTAGCTTCGGCGTAAACGGCGGTATAATTGAATGACTTGGTATTATCGAACTTATAGTGATAAAAACCACGGGCGTCTTTTTGAGTACCCATTGTAATTGATACTTGGCCTTCATTGCTATTCGCGAATGGACTTGGGTATTGTAACTCTTTACTACAACCAAATAATATTAATACTGAAAATAATGTGATAAATTGTTTAATCATAACTTTTTGTTTGATATGAATATAACGTATATACTTTGCCACTTGAAACTCGTTTTGTTCAAGATCTATTTTTGGGATTGTGTAAATGTGGGACAAATGGGTATATTCGGAAATGGTATATGCGTATATACCCCATCGATGGTTGTTTGTGGTGTTTTTGTTGCGAATACCCATAGTTTTTTTACAATGACCGTGGCCCGTCGATTGACCGCAATTACCGTGGGAGCACTCCGCTATTGTATCGCTATCGCCCCGCTATCGACTACGAAACCTTTTTCGGTCACGCGCCCGATGCCCGTTTGCCCGCGTGCCCAGACGCCCGGATGCCCAGACGCCCAGACGCCCGTGCGCCCACTAGAATGTGGATGGCTTACCAACACGCGTACCGCGCTTGAGTTTAACATTGCGTTGCGGTTTAAATTCAATCACCACACAACCGAGCATTAGAGCGTATTCGTTATCCGCTTTAGCTATACCCACCATTATACCCTTAATTAAATGAATGTCTATGTACTTACTACTTAATAATGTTTTCATATTATTTATTTATTGGTTTATTAATTAAAGTTGATATTGGGTATGTCTTTTAAATCTGGATCAGTATCAGTAACCCCGAGCTCATCTAATATCGCTTGTGCTTCTTGTTTACTTACCCATCCATCACCATCTACATCGATTATGTTTCCTACATAATACATGTCATTCATGTTCATTAATTCGTTTACGTTCATATTTTATTATTTAATTGTGTTATCAATATATTACCTGCGTCTTGACTAGCCACGGGTATCATTCTATTATTACCTAATACATACCATCCATCATAACGTTCTTCCAAACGTAATGGACCACTTAAATCGAATGACTCGCCGTCTGTAAATGTTAATTTGCTCATGTGTTTAATTTAATTTATCGTCTATTATTATTACTACTAATGCTATTATGAATGTTATTAATGTTGCTAATGCTAATACACCTAATAATTTTAATATAATCATATCATTTAATTTTATACCGTGAATATACGTGTTGTGTTTTGCCTATTTAGTCTTACCATCCATTAATTTAATTACTATAAACGGGGTAAATAGTATAAACGCAGCTAACGTCCATCCAATCCATTGTGGCCCTGAACCCACTGATTCGTTTACCTGGTCATTCATCTGTGGCTCACCCATCATTATTATTATTAATAACATCCAAGTGAATAGTAATACTAGTGCAATTATTTGTTTCATGTGTTTTTATTTATACCGTGAATATACGAGCGGGGCTATGCCCCGCCCCATCTATTATGCAACTACTTTCTTACGTTTGTCTACATACTGAGCATTATAATGTTCAATTATCGGCTTCATGTGTGCATCGATCTTCTCACAGTCGGCTTTCGTCTCATCACTAGCCCAATTGAACGTTACCGCTTCTTGATAGCTACGGTTCCATTCGATCGAATTATCTATCGATTCACCTGGTTTCTGGAACGTGATCGAGCCATGGAACCCATCGTCCTCGATTATGTATCCTAACTCCTGAACGAATTCACATACTTTGTACGTGATTGCTCTAACGATTTCTTTCTTATTCATACTTTTAATTTTTATTACGTCGTAAATATACGAACGGGACTCCGCCCCGCCCCATCTAGCTATTATATTTAGCTAGACAGGTAGGACATCCTATGTGATCGACACCTTCCATCTTCACCCAGTTACTGGATAGCATCGGACGACCACACATGGTACTGTATTCACCCGATTGAGCGATGTGTGCAGTGTCACTCCAGACATCACCTCGTCCCCCGAATGCATAATGCTGTGGTCTTAGATCACTGATCTTTAAACGGTTATTTACTGCAGCAGCTGCTTCGATCACATCTACTTGTCTTTCCATTTCTCTAACTTGTTTAGTTAACATACTCATTAATTTTATACCATCAATGTACGACCGTAACCCTGCCCTGCCCCATTTCATTTAATTATTTTAAATACATTTTAGTGGTGGGTGGGGAAGTCTGTGAGCAGAAGGGACGTACGTCCCAGAAACGCTAGTGAGCCACACACAGCGAAAGAGCCGGGTAGAAACCCAGCTCAATCTAACCATTAAAAATTAAAAGTATGAACCTTCTTTGGGTGTAATGGATCACCCGTAATTATTTATGCTTCAGCTATCGGTGTATTTCCGCTCAGTGCAGATGCGATCATAGCATCACTGGCTTCCTCACCCTCACTGGCTCTCATTTCCAGAGCCATCAGGGCCATCACGATCACTTCCTTAATATCTTTATTATCGTTCATCACGTTCGCGAATAAATTCATCAATTCACCTCCCGAACCTTCACACTCAACTGCAATTTGATCTTCTTCTGTCATTCGTACGTTAAAAAATGGTAAGCTCATAACTTAAAATTTAAATGTTTATTTAATTATTTATAGGGTCAATATATGACCTTTTACTCTGAATTCCAAATCCACTTTACAAGTAAACTGATTGTTTTACCCCATGGAGTGAACTCACCCTCAACTCACGGTACCAGCTGAATTCGTCTGGTTGCGTCTGGGGCTCCACTGTGCGCACTGGTTGCTTCACACCGTACTCCAGATTGATTGTTTCACCCTCGACTCTAACGCCGAACAAAAAAATCGTAACCCACTGTAATAAATTGAACGTGTATCCGAATAACTTAATCATAATTATTAATTTAATGGTTGTGTGAAAAAAAAATGAACGGCGGTGGATGGATCACACCCACCGCGTCCAGAATTACGCTGTAACCGCTTCTGGTTTCACCTTCTTAGGTGCACCACGCTTGATCACTTCACCGGCTGCAATTTTAGATGCACGATCGGCTAATTTCTTCTGGCGTGCTGATTCACCAGACGCTGGACGTCCCCTACCAATTGATCCACCCGCTGCTGCGCGTGCTGCTCTAGCTGCTAAACGTGCTTGACGTGCTGATGTTCCTACTACTGGACGACCTCTTTGTGTTGATTTGTTTTCTGTTGACATAACCTGTTTTTTTTTATTATTTAATTTTATATTATAAATGTCTGGACAAAACGTTGCCCAAACAACTTATTTAACGAATACCTTTTGCATTGTATCTAAACCATAACTTACTCCGGCGTGAAAAATTTCCATTACATCTAACGCACCATCAACCTCAACGGATATCTTTACCTGTCCCGTTTCGTCTGGTTCATTTAATACTACTATTTTATCACCCATATTTTTCTGTAGGTAAGATAAACGCTCTACTTGTGTGAAAATTTCTACTTTCATAACTTTTATTTTAATTTATTATACCATCAATGTACGAAAAAAACTCCGACCGAACAAAACCTATCGTCGAGTACTTTTCGGACGCCCACGTTTACCTCCAGTACGCACCTTAGTGGCTGCCTTCTGGCCGACCCTCTGGGTGATCACCGCTTGAGTAAGCGCTGGGCGTCCCCTTTTACCCGCGGGCTTCTTTTCTGCGGATACCACCCGTACAACAGTACTAGCTGGTCTACCACGTTTCCCACCACTGCGCGTTGATCGTTCTATCTTAGCCGTGTCACGAGCTAATTTAACCGCTGGGTCCAGAGCTGGACGTCCCCTGCGTCCACCCTCAACTTTCACCTTCACCTTATCGCCGCGTAAAACAGCACGTTCAGCAGCTGCCGCCTCACGCTCCTCACGGCGCGTCATTAGGTCCAGTGTTGCTTGGTGCTTAATGAGTGCTGGATGCACAATCACCTGATCAATATCATAGTGTCGTACACCACCTCCATTATCGCGTACCTCAAAACCACCGTTTGGATAAAACCGAGCACCAGGCTCGTGTTGCTTTATTAATGTAAACGTCTCACCCGATTCATAAAAAAACGGGGCTGGGAGTACACGTTGTCCAGGACGGAAACGTAACAATTCGGGCTCCACATCCTCATACGCATTGTATGTGCCGAGCTTCGCTCCACCGACGATAAAATCTCTTTCTATTACTTTCATATCTTTAATTATTATAACGTCAATATACGAACAAAACTCTGCCACAACAAAACACTATACACATACAAAAAAACAAATGAAATTGGGTGGAAGATACGACTCCACTTTGACAAAACCAAACTTACTTTACGACAAAAAAGTTATAGACGCGGTGAAGGTACGACAAAATCTTGCCCACTCCAAATTTAGTTGTGCGTCACAAAAGCGCAGTCGTGCGTCACAAAAATAGGGATGTGGGGGACAAAATGTTCATAAAGAAAAGTGTGGAGTGCGTGCAGAAAAAACAGGACGAAACCCAATCACCAACACCCATTATCAACCAACTCGTCACATACTATAATACAACCGAACAAAATATTACGCTATTACAAAACAACGTTGATATATGTTGGACAAAAGTGGTACATGTTGCTACAAAAATTTAACTAATGTGTGACAAAAAAGCGCGTTATTTGCGCAGTAAACGCGCAAAAAAACGCATGTAATCTACGATTTAACTATTTGCTCGTATGGTACCCAATCGTAAGTAGCGTCGAATTTATTAGGTAATGCTAACAAAAACTCGTCGTTATGACCCTTAGCTATTCCTACCGTCCCATATCCCTCACAAATGTACGCTACCATAAACCCAGGTTTCAATTTGCTATATTCCTCTACCATATCGAAATCCCAAGGCATGTCCGAATCATTTTCGTCACACCATTGCTTACTAAAGTCTGCCATCTTATTATTATTTACTGTTATTAATCTGAATTTACGTTTCGTTCCCATACTAGTGTTTGTAAATAATCACTATTGTGATTAGTGCTTGTGTGGTGATCTGAATTGTATATGTTTCCCTATAGCGTCCTCGTCTGCCTCCTCGTTCGTTACATAATGCGTTCCTTCGTTTCCGTTCTGCCCTATAACATCCATTCGTTTATTCGCTTCTTCCTCGTCCCAACTATCCGCATCATGATTTACACACGGATATTTCTTGATGTTGATTTCCATTCTATTATTTACCTTATAATCAAATATCATTCCCTCTAATGCATCTTTTACCAAATTAATATCATGGTTAAAGATCATATTCATATAGCCTTTATAATCAATATGTGCAATTGAGTAGTTGCCCTTATCGTCTATTAATTTCAATTCAATTTCTTTTATCATCTTAATATTGTTTTATGTTATCAATATACGCTTGGTCCATTGCCTCCTCCATCTGTTTCCCAATGTTGAATACCTTTATCTGTAGTTCCTTAATCTTATCCTCATATTCATCCATCAATTCCTGATCGGTCACGTCTAGTCTTAGTCTACTCTCATACCAATTTAATTGCTCTAAATAGCGATCATACATCGCCTTCATATCTGCTATACTAATCATTATCCTACATTTATTTCGTCTAATTTAACTTTACCATTTTGCCAATCCACCCATTGCTCATATGATAATGATTTAACCTTATCTGCATCAATACCATACTTCTCTATTGCTTCTGCTCCATATCGATCAATGTAATCATCAACTACTTTCATATATCGTCTATAATCAAGTTCGGTATATATTTTCATTTATCCTTATTTATCAATTATTGTATATGCACCCCCTAACTCAATACTATTACCATTTTCATCCCTGAACCATATTCTATCATTGTTATATCCATATCCTATCCTCGTTGTGTGGTATATTGTTCCATCTGCTGCTCGTACCTCATAGTTGTGGTGTTCTGCTGGTAATGTTGCTAGTAGGTAGAATATTACTCCTACTAGTGTTAGGAATATTAACCACTTACTGAATTTTACTAGCTGTGGTAATGTAGTTGGTTCTTCGTTTCTTTCTGTAAATAGTCCCATATTATATATTTTATCTCTATCATGATCAAATCCTATCTTCTCAACTTCTTTCTCTGTTATTTTTACCTTATTCATTATGTGCTGGGTTATCGTTTGCCTCTAATGCTTCGTTATAACCATCAATATGTCCTTGATCGTATGCTCGTTCCTTCTCTGTTTCTAATATTGTTTCGTCCTCTTCCCTAAGCGTTTCAACTAGGTTCTCAAATGATGTATTCGTTTCGTATCGTTTCCTAATGTATGCTATTAGTTGCTCTAATGGTGTTAAATTATTCATAATGAATCGTATATACGTATTTAAGTATTGTGTGGTGTGTCCACCACTTTGAGGCTGAATTTTAGGGTGCGATCATTTGTTTCAATATTGCATCTGCTCGTTCTTCTAATTCGAACCATTCCATGTCACTATAGTCTGCGTTATAGCATTCGAATTTAATTTCTTTACTTTTACGACCCATATCTATAAGTACTAGTACATTGTATTCGTCTCCTAAGTTACGTCCCATTGTTTCTTTAACTCGGTCTGCACTGTCACGTGGAAATTGAGTAGGTAGTCTTACTATGAATATTGGTTTAGCCATGTTATTTTATATTTTTGTCTTGTTTCCACTTAGTATTCTTATCATTCTCATTTAACGCCTCTTCTATTAGGTTACGTAGTGTTTTGGACATGTAATATAATCCAAGTATCGCTCCTACTACTAACATTATCCCAATTACATAAGCCGGAAATATGAATATGAATACTAGTATTGCTATTAGTATTGACATTATAGTCATTGTAATTTTATTTGCTCGTTTTCTATTATTAGTAGTCTCCATTTTGAATGAATTTTGATTTAAATTGCATATCGTGATTTAATTGGTCTTCCGCTAATATACGTTCTTTATTTTGCTCCCACCACTGCTCGAATTTTCTACGTGGTTCGTTGATTTGTATTTCCATTTGTTCTTGTTCCCATTGTATAACGTTTGGGTCCTTGTCGTTGTTGTAAATTGCCATACTATTTAATTTTATTTATGTTGGTTTTCGTAGCGTTGTTCGTCTTGTTATAATGATGCTTTATAATCTTCATCTGCATCAGCATTACTTATTACTCTGTATTGTCCATTTACTATTCTATCGTCTTCAGTAAAGCCAGCACTGTCATATTCTGGTTCATCATCTTCATTACTATCCATTTCATATATTACTAAATCGATTTCATCACGTACTTTGTCTATTAGGTTATTTACTGCATTAGCGTCTAATAGTTTGTGTTCTGAATAGTGTGTTATTGCTATGTTTAAGCAGTAATACATTTCGTTTAATTCCTTTAATGTTAATTTCATATTTTTTAATTTTATAACGTCAATGTACGAACGGAGCCCTGCCAAGCACTAAGGAAGCGCCTTAATGGCGCTCCTTAATATACTTGACTATTTACTAATCAATGTTAATTTATCTGTATCGGCACATAACTGCTTAAATTCATCCGCTGTTATGTTATTCATATTATCTACTCTAATTGTGTGTGACTCAATCATACCTGTTGTTAGGTTAGTAAGCGCTACACTGCTATTCTCACCTGTTAAGATATATTGATTCTCATCTTCATGTTTATATCTGTTACCTACTTTATGGGTAATGAATAGTTCTGGAAAATCAGATTCAATTTGGTCTTTAAGGAATGATACTTTAGCTAATTCTTTGATTTGCTCTAGGCTTGATACTACGATCGCTTTCATACTGTATTGTTTTAATTGGTTATCGTCAATATACGATTTCTGTTCTGCCCCAACTAATACTAGATCACGTTCATTGTAGCTATTTGTTTCGCCATTCGACCAAGCAACATATATACCTAAATCACAATTTTTAATATCACTAATAATACCATCGGTATCAATTGGATTCCAAGTATTTTCAACACCATACCAAATTGAATCATCACTAATCATTACTTTATCACCTACTTTGAATTTTGATTTCACTTTAGTCTCAGTTTGTTCTACTGCTGGGCAGAAATGAGCAGCGAATTTATCTTTAGGAATAACAATGTCTATACCTCGTCCTGATGCTTTGTCCATTAAATAACCATTAGGACCATAATCGTCCCAATAAACGAATTTTTGACCTACTCTACAACGATCACCATTGAAATCGGTAAAACCTTTGTAACACTCATAAACGACGCCTTGTTGTGGCTTAATTGATTTACTCATAACTTTTATTTTATTTTTAATTATTTAATATACGTCAATGTACGAACGGGACCCTGCCCAATCTATCCTATTCTTATAGATTCATCATTATTCATCGTTAATATGGCTGTTGGTGCATTAGTAAATGTAAATGGGTTAGTTGGTATTGCTTGTTCCGTTACATCACGTTCAACTTCACCAAATTCTTCATCAGTACGTAATCCAGGGAATGTTAAAGCATCTCTCATCCTAGTTACTATATCGGCAGTTTGGTGTTCTGTTTCTAATGCTGCTCTAAATCTTCTATTCTTTTTCTCAAAACACTCATCTTCCACTTTCATTTTTAATTCTTCACTACATAGATCTTTATTAGTGATTTTTTTATTTATTTCCTCCTTAACAATATTAAAGATATTACCATCAACATCTACTTCATCCCAACTTACTTCTCTATCAACCGCATTCCATAATGTTGAACGCTCATATTCGCTGTCATAGTATTTCTGAGTTGCTATTTTATATCCTGTTTTCTTATTTAAGATATAAATTAATGCTCCTCTATCCCAATAACGATGGAAGTGTTGTGGTTCGTGTATAGCGGTAGTGCACCATTTAGTCGCTGCTCCATATTTACATGAAGCTGAGAATGTTAGTGGACGTAATACTAACCAAGTATCATCTTCAAATACCCTAACGATTTGAGCAGCCATATCCTTATCCATCGTTTTTAAATGAGCTATTGAGATGGCGTTTGATATATCATTAAATGTCTTATACTTTAAAATGTCATTTTCATCTATTAGACTTCTTTCATTTAAGTCCATAAACTCAATTAACGTTTTAATATTATCACCATTCATATTATCAACAGCTAAATAAACCATCCTTAAATGAGAATCAGGTAATCCGTTAACAATACCATTTGCAATCCCATATTTCGTTAAAACATCTCTAAAATAGTCTAAATCTTGGGTTGTGGTTCTGTTTTGGAGTTCATTTGTAATAACTTTAGACAACATAGGAAGATATTTATTCTTCTCTGTTGGATCTATCATTGATAAGACATCTACTATTGACATTGATATCAATGGAAATTTCTCCTTCAAATCTTTAATTCGACTCATACTAGTCTTTTAAATATAATCTATTATAATTGTATAATGCTACAGGGTTATCTTCAACTAATAATTCGTAATTAGTCATTACGTGGTCGTAAGCGTCTTGTAGTGGTTCATTTATAACTTCACCTAATAATTGAGCGAAGTAATTATTTGAAGCGTCTACTTGATCTTGTTCTGTACCTGGTAATCCACAGTATGTTGCTTCGCTTATTTCACTAATGAACATACCACTGTATAATCCTTTTAAATCATGTTTATTAACGAACTGATCTGCATTACACCAAATGAATATACATTCTTTGTTTCTTAATAACTCAACATTTTTATCATTAATGATGAATCCACTATAATCTAAAGTTTTGAACTTAGCACAGCTAAATAAACCACTAGGCGAACCATGCCCCATCATATAGATACAATCGTGTTGTTCTATTAATTGATTTACTTCTTTTTTAGATATCCCACCCGTTACAATAGTAGCGTTGGTTATATGTTCATATATCGGCTTTAGGAAATCTGTACTCGGATCGTCCGGGTGAATTATTAATGTTTTCATAACATAAAGATAGGCAACTTGCGTTGCCCATCCTAGTTTATTTATTTGGATCTAAATCCGTATCATCATCATTGTCATAATTGAACCAATCATCATTTGGAGAGATTGCATCCGTTAATTCATCTAAGGTATTATACGCTCTTTGCAAGTCGTTATTAATCATTCCTAGGTTATAACCTAATTTGATTTGGTTAAAATCATTAGCTACTAACTCAGAAATTCGATCAGTTGCTTCGTCTAATGCTGTGTAAATTTTAATTAACTCATCAAATTGCTCTTGAGTTAATACGATTTGCTTTTGTTCTGGTTCCAGTTTTGCTGGTGTTTTTTTAGCTTTTGCCATAATTGTATTTTTATTTTATTTTAATATAAATCATCTTCAAGGCCAATCCAATTATTCCTCCACCATTTAGTGAATTTAGGATACTTATTTCTAAGTGCTATTGACTCACCCAATACTAATGTTAGGAAGAATACTACTGAGAATAAACAGAATATTAATAGTATTTTATAAATCATTACTATCTTCGTTTAACTCCATATTGAGTGTTAATAATATATCGCTTTCGTGCCCTTCAATAATTTCAGTCATTAATTGTTTAAATGATTCGAAATCATCAGTTAGATAGGCATCCATTATAGCATCTATCATTACACATTTAGCATCATGCGATGAATGAATCAAATAGTTATAGCTTGTATCTAAATCATCAAACATTTTAGACTTGATATCAGATATCATCATATCGCTTAAAACGCGTTCATTGTTTCTTGACATAACTTTTATTTTAATAATTAATAATTCTCATCATGCTCATCCCACTCACTACTATAATCATCTTCCACTTCACCATAGTAAGTAAATTCACCAGCCTCATCTAAATCTTCATAATAAGTCTCTAAAGTACCAATGAAATCTTCTAAATCGAAATTTTCAGGATGGCCGTTGTGACTTAATGTTGCGTTAGCGGCTACAATCAATTCTTTTAAAATGTCTTTAATTTCCATTTGTTATTTTATTTTTCTTGCTATAAATATACTGAATAAATTCTGACAATGTACCTTCAAATTGAAGCATTTCTTCTTCCACTTCATCTTTACTCATTCTAAATTCTGCTTTAAATGCCTTGTACATTTCCTCTAATATCTTAGTTTCGTCCTTCTCGTAATCATTATTTAAACGACGCTTACGCTCCCCAAACATACATCTAATTTCATGTTGTTTATCTGGGTTGGGTTCATTCGTTATAGATTGTTTCTCTAATTCTGTTTCCCACATTACCTGCCAATGATAATCACTCACTTCGAAATCACCATTTGCTACACGTTCGTCTAAACGTCTATAGTGATGAAGTGATTGGCGTGGTTGGAATCGTCTCCACCAATAGAATCTGTTATAATTCTGTTTGCTGTATGTTGCTATTCTGTCTTTTAACTCCATTTTCTAGTAAAGTTAGGATCGTTTTTAAGTAAATACTCGAATTCTTCTATTTTTAATATTCTAAATGTACCTTCTGGGTCTTCTACTAACCAATTATCATACAACCAATCATCTAAATCACCCACATCAGACTTTCTCCATAATTCATCCATTTCATTACCATAATTATCGTATAATATTTTTAACTCCATAACGTAAATGTATGACTGTTGTTTTGACTATTCGAAATCTCTAATTGCAATTACTTTAGGAAAACGAGGTATTCCATCTTCAGTTAATTCAAAGTATTTAACTGTGGCTTGCTTACCTATTAAATCGTTTCGTTTTAATAATTCAGCCAAGTATTCCCAATCCCCATTAACAGCAGATTCGAATGGTTTGCCGTTGATTTCGAATTGCAATTTACCAACTTTACCTGTTAAGTTACCTTTACCTTCAATCACACCCAATATTGTAAACTCAGCATCAACGAATGACTTATGTTTTAATAATGATTTAGAACGTTTATTTTCATATAGTGAATCGGTTCTTAATATTTGTCCTTCGTAACCTGCACTTACATAATCGAAATAATAAGCGTGTAAGTCATTTAAGTTATCAACTTGATCTGTTTGTACTTTAACACAGCAATCTGGTAGGTTAAAGTCTCTTAATTCTTCAAATCGCTCTATAAATGTACCATCTACACTAGGAATATCATAAACCCAGTACTGTATTTTCTTAGATGTTTCTAAATCAGCTGCTGTTGGTTTCGTCTTACGAACGCAAGATATAATTGTATTGAAATCAGCTACATCCTTATTAGCATATAATTCACCATCTAATATTAAGTCAGGATTCTGTTCGAACCATGGCTTTAATGCCTCATAAATGTGAGGTGCAGATATAATTTGCTTACCGTTTCTACTCCACATTCCATCTTCCCTAATGATACATCTAATACCATCTAGTTTTGGTTGTGAGTAAATTGGAAATTTGACTTTATTCTTGTAATCAAGGTAATCATGAGCCAACATCGGTTTGAAATAGACAGGTGTGTCTATGTGTTCAAGTGCACTCCAATAACCTAAGTCTTTACGTTTAGTGTACATTGCTTCTACCTCAGCGTGAGCTTGCTGTTCGTCTGTAGTAGCATTTTTCTTACCTACATTTTTAGCTTTACATTCTGTCCATTCAGACGTCACTGATTTGCCATCTAAGAAACCACTAATTGTTCTGAAGCAATTGTCTTCTACTTCTGCTCTCCAGGTTGATACTTTCCCCGTAACGGAGCGCTTATACAGCATTGGATAATTCATAACTATTAATTTTTGGTATACGTAAATATACGCTTAGGACTTTGCCTTCCAAAACTGCCACCAACGTCTTTTAGGTGTAGGCAGACATTGGCTGAATGGGTTATCACCGAATGATACCTTATTACTATATTTAGCTGTCATTATATTTAAGAATACCTCATGGTATTTCTCAGGTATAGTATTAAAGTCAGCTTCAATTTTAACATTCAATTCAATAGGACCTTCAGTACCATTCACTGTTACTAATACTAGCGACTCGTTAATTGATACTAACTGTGACGTTTGAACGTTTAGATGTGAACCGAATCCTAAATGTATTTCGTTTTTATTTTCTTTCATAACATGTTAAATGTAAGTTGGGGGATTTGCACCCCCAAACCTACTAAATTAAAGGTATGATTCTGCTAATTCGAACAACTGTTCGTTTAACTGAATGTCTTTTTGGAAGTTCTTTACTGATCTAGCCTTACGACCACCAGATGTATATGAACCACCTAATATTTTCTCTTGTACTCTATTAAATACGACCCATAGATCATTACCCTGATCCTCAGTACGTGTAGGTGTAAGTACATCCATAATGTTAACTGTTTTCTTAGTTCTCAACGCTGCTGCTTTAGTAGCAAAATCATTCATTTGAGTTTCAGTTAATGTTTTAGATTTGAATAAGTTAATCTTCTGAACTAATCCAGGCAATTTACTAATCATTTCAGCAACTCTAGCTTGTAATGATTCGAATGTGTAATTTATGTGTCTAATAGACATTACTCCGAAATCAGCATCACTAATTACTAATCCATTACTACATACTAATCTGAAGATACCCACTCTAAAATTGAAAGCGGCTTTACCATCATGAGAATTAGTTAATAGGATTTCAGGAAACGAATCATCTCCATTTTCACCCTTAATTGTAATACTTGGATTACGAAACACTAATAAGTGTTTTTGGAAGCCTTTATACTTACGAGATCTTACCTCTTGTACTTTAGTAACTTCCCAACCTAAATTCATTAGATCTTCTACTACTCTAATTGTAGGAGTCTGAATGTATTTGTCTGTTAAATGTGCTGCTTTAGTTTCTGTGAAAACTGAAGGCGCAGCTGCCTTGATTTGTTCAATGTTGTAACTCATAACTTATTATTTTAATTATCCTTAAATCTACGTTAACCGCTCTGCCCGACCACCTCTAATTTAAGACACCTAAACGAGCATATGCAATTGCTTCTGCAATGACTTCCATTTCATCTAACGTTTCAGGCTCATACATTTCATCAATCTTATATACGATTTCTTCTCTATCCATACCTCTCATCGTTAATGAACGGGTCCAATTCTCAATCTCCAAACATCTAATTTGTAATTCCATTGTCATAACTTTTAATTTATGCCGTGAATATAAGTGAGGGGCTATGCCCCTCAAATTATGCTTTATTATTTGATTCTCGTTCTCGTTTACGTTTATCTAAACGGATCCACTCATATTGTTCTGCTAATGTAGCGCCTCGTTGGTTTAGATCAGACCATGATTGCTCACTTAATGGTATTTCTTTCTTTTTCTTGTTTAATACTCTATCTAATTTCTTAGAAGCTTTGTCTTGAAACTGATCCCTCGTTTGAAACGCCATATCTTTAATTTTTGTTACAGCATGAATATACGACTATTGTTCTGCCACCCACTTACCACTATCAATCAATTTAAATTCATCACTATTTCTATCTATGAATTGATACGTTGCTGATTGTAAATCAAAATGTTCATTGATATGATTTAATACTTGCTCAGGTGTAAAATCGGAGCAGCTGTATAAATCGAATTGAAACATTGATGGATGTATTGCATCCCAAACATGTATTGAGGCGTGGGATGTAGCTAGTGTTACTGTACCTGTTATTCCCTCATTTCCAAGTTCATTAACATATACTGAGGTAGGTCCTGCTACAACTACCATTCCGACTTTATTTACTAATTCTCTAAACCATTGGTTTAGTATTTCTTCTGACTTTGGTGGGTTAATAATATAACCCTTTACTAGTAGGTGGATGTGATTCGGTACGAACATTACTTAAACTTAAATCCTGTTAATTTTTCAACATCAGTAACACTAACCTTATTATTGGTGATACCGTCTGCTTTAGTTGTATTGTTATCAAATATAAATGCCATGTATTCTTTTGTCTTCTTAGTATAAACTACTTTCCAACATTGGGTTGGTACTGATGTAGTGCCTATTTTATTTGCTACGCCTATTGACCCAGCCCAAACATGCACTGAATCCTCTTTAAGTGCTGTTTCACGAGATAACATTTCCAATGTTTTCCAATCCCCACGATTTAAAGCAGGGTATTGAGCAGTCATATTACTGAAATAAAATGATTCGTCGTTTGCTACTTGATCGCATGAAGCGTCAGCGGCTGGAAAATTATGTCCACGATCGAAACCAGCGCCTGTATAGTCTGATTGTAAATTTGTTTCAGTTGGTAATTTAGGATCAACAATAAATTTATCACCACGTTTTGCCTTAACAGGACACGTTAGTGATGCTTTTGTAATCCACCATTCAACTTTAACTGGGTAGTGTTTTGATTTGCTGTAATGCGTTGTGTACGCTTTGTGTGTTAGTATAACTACATCTTGAGCTGTAACTGTAAAACTAACTAATAGTAATAAGGCTAATAGGCATTGTTTCATGCCGATAAATATCTACGCTACTGGTTCATCAGCTAGGAATTTTAAACTATTGTAATATTCTTCTCTCAAACGTCTAACAGCGGCTTCAGCACTCGCCACACCTGCTTTAAACATATGGTCATCACTTGATGATGCTCGCTCGTTAATTACTTTAAATACCTCTTCGAATACATCGAATCCGAAATACTCGCCTGAAATTTGATATTTGTTTTCCATATTATAATTTTTCTATTTCTTGTTTAACTTCTTGCCAATATTCTAATTCAAAATTTGGCGATTCATAAGGATGCCAAAATATGGCTTCTTTAATTTCTTCTACTGCAATTAATGCACATTGTTTAGCATCCTTAAAACCATAGGGTTGATGATTAGATTTAAAATACTTTTGTACTAATTCTAATGCTTTTTCTTTTGGATCCATATTAGTTGAAATTAAAGAATTTATGTTCTTGTTTTACTCTCAATTTTTGCTCTGCTACTACTCTTGGTTTTGGTTTGCGGCCTCGAGGTTTACTAACTCGATCTTCATCACTACCCCAATTCGTTTCCCTAACCGTCTTATAAAAGCGTTCACGAACACGCTTCATATATTCATCTTCCATCTTTAATTAATTGTGGGTTATTTTCAATTATATTTACAATTGAATCTACTATCTCTTCTGGACCGAATGAGGTTTTCCAATCACACTCTTCAGATACCTCATTTACCCACTCCATATAAAGTTTAAATAACTCGTCTTTATCTATTTTCATAACATTAATTTAAATATTTTGAATCTGATATTTTTAACCCACAATATAAATCTAACATTCTCATTTCACGATCAGCTAGATACTTATTGTAACGATGCTTTTTCATTATGAATTTAGTACCCCAATCTCGCCATTCCTCATTTTGGGCTTCAGTCATTGTGTATTGTTGATACCAATTATCCTTTCTACTTTCAACATCTTCAAATTTAAGATCGTGACCTGCTATTTCAAACATCTTATCGATTAGTTCTTTTAATACTAACTTATTTTTATCTGCTCGTTTCATTTTAGATATTTTGATTTGAGTATCTTAGTATAGTAATCTGTTGTTACTGGTTCTTCATCATGTTTATGTGAAGTCCATGTTTGTGGAGCTTCCTTTATACATTGCTCTATTCGCTCACGCTTTGATTTTGTTTTATCTGTTGCATATTCATAGTATAACCATGGTTCCCAATAGTGAGAATGATGTTCGCTATATACTGTTAATGCTATTTGATATCCGAAAAATACAAATGTAAATACTGGATTCCATTCGTGTCTAAAGTCATTAGGTGTCCATTTTGTTTTCCATCCTAAACTACACCAATCGAATCCAACTTTAATTGGTACTGCTTTAGTATAGTTTTTATACATATCGTATAACTTACTATCTATATGTTGTACATAGTTTTTATTGGTTTTATGCTTTTCCATTGCTTTTTGAATATCCTCTTCTGTATATTTAACCCATTTTCTAGGGAAGAAGTATGGAGTGCCTATTGCTAATTTACCAGCATAGAATCCAATTTTAAATGGTTTAAAGGGACTCCATAGTGCTTTAATCCATCTAAAGCGTTGTATTGTGTATTTTATACTCATAATCTAATTTATATATTCAATTAATAATTCCTTAGCACCCACAACGTATTGTAATGCTCCTAATTTACATTCATTATTAAACGGCTTACCGTTTTTAATTTCCATTGACCATTGTGGTTGACCTCCATTCGCTAATCCAGTGAAGAATCCATCCTCACTGAATATAACGAATTCGGGTAATTTATTTTGTTTGGGCTTTTTCATTCTCTAATTTGCCCAAAGATACGACTCCATCGTTGACAATCAAATATTCTCTTGGCATTGTATCAATGAAATAGTAACGACCACCTGTAGCTTTACCCTCAATATCGATTTGTTTTTTGGTTGTATGGCCTACTACTTGTCTAATTTTAGTACGTAATGTATCGTAATTGGCTTCCATTAATGATTTAGGACGGATCCAAATAGGACCTTGGAATGTTTCATCTCCAAACCCATAAGCACCATATACTTGATCTCCAACTTGTCTATATGAACGATAACCGACTTTAGTTGGTTGATAATTAAATAAATCATTCAGATACATAGCTATATTCTCTACATCCCACATTGTAATCATATCATCTAACCATACACTACTTACACCAGCGTGTGTAACTAATATATCATCAAATTGATAGGCCATTTGTAAATGGTCTCTATTAGTACTGATGAGATATTGAATGGTTGGCGCCATTCTAGATTGATAACCTGAAGTATTACTATCTCCAATTTCAGGAAAATAATGATAATCGTGATTACCAACTAATAACACTACTACTTTATCAGTTGTAGTTTTAAACTCAATAATGTCTTGAAAATTTTGGCATTGTATTAATCCAGGAACTGTAAATGAATCGAAATAATCACCTACAAATACAAATCTGTCGGCGTCTTGTTCTTGTTGAACTACTTGCTTCCATGTATTGTGACCATGAATATCTCCTATAATAACTGTTTTCATAACTTATAATATTATACCTTTAACTATTATGTGTTTTGATTTGTCAGGCACATAATAAGCAGTGTCCGCCTCTTCATGTTTACCATAATACCATTCTTTATGTACATCTAAAGCTATTTCCATAACGGGGCCTATTGGACCAGCATCATTGTAACCACCTTCGTAGCCACTAACAAATACATGTAAATCGGGATCGAGCGTTTGTAATTGCTCTATTAATTCTTTAACTGTCATAACCTAAATTTACGTAATTATTTTGCCATTACCAAAATTTATACCATGGTTTTTCTACCTTAGTTTGTGGTTTTAATCGTGGTGTTATTTTAAGAGTACGATTTAATAATGCATTAGCATGCTTCTGGATTATTGATTTGTCTTCATCTGGTAAACCGCTAACGTTTATATGGATTTGTACTAATGAGCTAGTGGAACCAGCCTCTAACGTTGTTGTAATAACGTAATATTCTTTATTTTTGATATAAACTGTACGTACCATAGATATAAATATCTACAGTTCAAACTTATTCAGTTTCGTGGTTCATATAATTTACAAACTCAAGAGCTGCTTTAGGATTTACCTCCTGTAAATGATCTAAAGTCAATTCGTATCTACCTAATTGGACATGTTTGATAAATGCTTCATCATATAGACTATCTGATGTTGATTGTAATGTTTTAACTTCAACCTTAAATTGGTTGATTCTTTCATTTTGAAAGTAAATTGTCGTTAACAGAGCTATCAATGTACCTGCTGTTAGTAATGGGTTAATGTATTTTTTCATGTTATACTGTTTTTATCTTCTTCATCAAATAAGTCTTCACCTTTATAATCAGGATGATTTTCCTTCATATAGTCAATTCCACGTACCCAAAATGTGGCTACGATTGCTGCTAATACAGCACTACATCCTATACCAATTGCTAATCCCACCATTTTTCAATATTTTCTTCTAATATGTTAAATAATAATCGTCTTGCTCTTAAATGATTTATATGAGCTATGTTTATAGCTATTCCTGCTTTAGTTTTCTTCTTAAATGGAGGTTTCTTCATTGCTTTAACAGCAATCCAAATACGAGGATACTTAATAAAGTAATCATCAAAATGTTCATTTAATTCCTTTAAATCCCATTCATAACTACCTGGATGTGATTCGCTTGGTGTAAATACAGATTCTGTTTGATGATAATCATTATATTCATGTAAATAATATTCTGTTTGTAATTTATCAATTAGACGAGTACATAGCATCATTATTTCAGCATCGCGTTTAGCACTAACGTGTCTGTCTTTAGTACCAATATATTTTGCTTGATTCTTTAATTTGAATTTAAGTATCTCCCAAATATAATGATCATCCCAATCCTGGTCCTTCCATATAATGGGTAACCAACGATATAAATTGTATATGCGTTTAAAGAATTGTTTTACCTTGTACATAACATGAATTTAAAACAGAAATTTGGCCCTACCAAACAGGTAGAGCCATAATCACTTACTTAGTTACAGTTGTATCAACTACTGCTGTAGTTGTATCAGATGTTACTACTGTTGAATCTACTGCTACGGCAGTTGAATCTGTTGTTGATACTTCAGTTGAAGCACCACCACATGCTACCAATGTAGCGATTGCGAAAATTGCAATTACTTTTCTCATAGTGTAATTTTTGTTTTATTATAATTAAATATACAACCGAATTTTGCCCAAACCAAATTTATAATTGAAGTCTTGAACCAATCATAAAGAAACTAAGTATGGGTGTACCGGGCACGGTTGATATGCTGGCTTTGTAATCGATGTTAAATCCAAATCTTTTACTCAATTTAAAACTATATCCTGTGCCTACCAAACCCATTACATTATAGTTCCAAGAGCTTCCCGATTTGCTGTTGTAAGCGTAGGGCGAGGCCATCAGGAAGACTCCTGGAGATAAGGTTGATTTTAGACTTATTTGGTATGGTTTAGTCCAGAATGCTGTTGTTGACGACATCATTGAATATGAGTAACCATCTACTTCTTTTAATTTAATGTTAATAACTGATAAGTTGTAACCATACGTACCTAATTTTGGATGTGGTATAATATGAGTATAACCACCGAAAGTCATATGGGTACCTGCAACGTAAGCGACGGTATATGAGTAAGCATCTATTGATTTGAGTGCTCCGTTCTTAAAATTCATATCGCTTTTATTCGCAGATAAAGCGAATGATTTTAAATCAGCCCATATCATACTCGATACGCCCCAACTCGATTCACCTGTAGCGGATGCTTGAGACATACTCAATGATATGACTGGTGTGAACCCACCTGTAGCGTTTTGACCTACTGTTAAGTCAGAACCTATCATTATGGGATTCATTACTGCTTTTTTCTTTTCTTCCTTTTTATCTGATTTCTTTTCTTCTTTCTTTTCCTCTTTTTTCTCTTCTGATTTACTTTCTTCTTTCTTTTCTTCTTTAGTTTCTGATTTACTTTCTTCCTTTGATTCGGTTTTTGATTCGCTCTTACTTTCGGTTTTGGTTTCGGTTTTGGTTTCGCTGCTTGAACTGCTTCCTCCGCTGCTGCTCTCCGAGCTTGAGCCTGATGATGAGGAAGATCCAGATGAAGATGAAGATTGGGATGAAGATGATGATGATTGGGAAGATGATGACTGGGATGATGTACCACTCGATGCTGCGGCTCCTGAACCTGCTGAAGACGCTCCTGCTGAAGCGGCTCCGCTTGCTGCTCCTGAAGCCGCTCCTGAAGCGGCTCCACTTGCTGCACTTGATGCTGCTGATGAAGCTGCGGATGCTGCTGCTGAGGCTGCTGCTTGTGATACTGCCTGAGTCACCGTCTGTGTTACCACGGGGGTTGATACGGGACATGCTAATGTATTGTAGGATGCATACGTTGCTTGAAGCCAAGCTTGTAATTCTCCATTTGTTACTTGCGCTGATGTAAATGTTTTGATTTGTCCATAGAAGGAAACGACAGCGTTTCCATTAACCATTGTAGTTGTAGCTACTTTAGTTTGACCAGTGCATTTGTCAATAAAGGTTTGAGTATAGACTTGTCCGTTCGCTGTTTTAGCGAATAAACATATAACGATTAATATTAAACTTATTAACCATTTCTTCATTACTTATTATTCAATCCAATTGAAATTTGAGAATACTTCCTAATTGGGTCAGTATCTAATTTTAATGTGAACCATTTGAAATCTCTTATTAATCCGACTTTAAATGTAGTAAATGATGTGTTTGATTTTGGAAATGATATACCACCAATAGCATCTTTACCTTGCCATCTAATAATTTCATTGCCAAATCCTACCATACCGTGTATTCCAATTTTACCAATTCGTTTACCTCCACCAACATATAAAGTTGATTCTTTTTTCCAATCGTTTTTACTAAGTGGGAAATCAACATTATTGATTTGACCATATGGATAATAGCTATTTTGGTCTATTGCATAAGTCATTACATAATCCATAATGAAATATCCTTTCTTACCACCCACTACTCCCCAATAAGATATTTGTTTATTATTTGTATGTCCAAATCCAAAGGATGTATAAACTCGTTCTTTTCTAACAGTATCTCTTCTACCACTTTCGTATATGTGAATTACACTTCTTTGTCTCCATCCTAAATCATCATACCAAATGTAAGGCATTGGTTGATACCATCCGTAGTTACCCCAATAATAACCAAACTGATTAGGGCCGTTCCAATTTTGAATACCACCCCTACCACGTGGTGGCAATGGTTGTGATTCTTGTGGTGGATTATTTCTCCAATTACTCACATTATTTTGTGGTAATGTAGGGGTTTGAACTCTTGACTGTGTTGCTTGAGACGTTTGTGCTGCTGGAGTACTTCCACCAGTTTGTCTCCAAGTTGATACTTGTGAAAAAGATATCATTGGAATAACCAACAATAAAACTAATAATTTTTTCATAGTTTAGTTTTTAAATACACCCTTCTTAATCATACGAGGTAATATACGAGCACAAGCAATATCTAATGCTTTTTTAGTCGCAATACTAACTGTAGACTGATTAAATTTAACTGGGTCTATTGTTGCGTCTGATAATATTGTTAATTCTCTTGTTGTTTTGGCTTCACCTAAACCCGATGCTGCTATAATTTCTCCTGTTTCAGCATCTGTAAAGCGTACTTGCAACCCTAAACGTGTAACCATTGTATTTTTAACTCCGTTTGATAAGTTTACTTCTTCATCATCTGAAACTGACCAATCGTATACTTCAATTTCAACGAAGTAATGAGCTAATCTAATTTTACCTCTACCATCTAATTTATCTTGAGAAATCCCAGCGGCTGACGCTTGGAATTGTTTTACCATTCTATTTTTAATTTCTGTTTTATCTTCTGTAAACGTAAAGCGATTAAGATTTTCAAGATATTCAAGCGTGATGTTAGCAACGCCAAGGCCCACTTTCTTTTCCTTGAGTTCAGGATACGACTCATAAAGATCATCTCCGATACCACATTTAAGAATTTGTATTGGTATCGTTGGTCCTTCATAATTTAAAAATTGACTAATGTCTATTTTGGTTTCGAATGACGCTTTGAACTGTTCTGTCTTCGTGCTTCCTATAGTTTGAGCACCCACATTTATGGTCAATAACAGACCTAATAATATTAATAAACTTTTCATACATAAATTTAATTTAAAAAAGGGAACCGAAGTTCCCTTTAGTTTTTTTAATCTTCTTTTTTCTTAGAGCTAAACTTATCGAATGTATCAGCACCCATCCCAATACCAGTAATAATCATTACTGCATTTACTAATTCAGCTGATGGGGCGAAGTCTGCATGTGAAAATGAATTTAACATCATTGTAATACATAAGAACATTGCACCCACAAACGCTATAACTGGTTTTACTGAAATAGCGCCTCTTTCATCTTTAAATAAATCAATCACCCATTCTTTGAAATTCATACTTTTAATTTTTAATTGTTACTAATGAGAGTCATCGTGGAAGTCTTTTAATAGACCGCAATTTTGACACTCTAATTCACCATCGTTATCGGCATCACCCCAAACATGTTTACATTGTCTGTGTTCGTGGTGTTCGAATTCTAATTTTTCCATCTCTTGCTCATGTTCTTGAGCATCTTTAGCTATATCTTGATCATGTTCTTGTTGATCTTTTTTCAACTCAAACTTTTGTTTGTTCTCAGTTACGGCTAAATCTCTTGCTGCTGCAGCACCTTGAACGAATGCATCTGGGATTAATGGAGTAAATGGTCTGTTACTTTCTTTTATGTCATTAACACTACCTAATGCTACACCATCTTCCTCATCCATCTTTTGTACTAACATTTTATCCTTATCAGTGTCACTAAACCAATAGTCTATGATTTTACCATAGCTACCAATAAAGGCACCTAATAACAATAATAATAATTCTTTCCACTCTCCTTCTATTGATGATTTACTTAATATAGCGAAGAACATTCCTCCTATAATAAATAAAAATCCACCTAATACCATAGCGGTAATATACCATCTACGGCTCATCATTTTAATTAATAAATCTTTAAATCCTGTTGGAGTTTGATCTGCCATTTTTATATGCTTTATACGATAATAAACTAATTAATATAATAAAGAACACTACTGTTCCTATCTTATATCCTACCATTGTGCTGGTTTTTCTTTAAACTCATCACCGTCTTTTTTCTTAACTGGAGCTGCTGGTTTTGTTTCTGCTGTTTTTTCTTTAATGATTACGGTTTTACCACCTGCTGCTTGAGACTGTTGGTTGCTGTTAGTAATATTAATTACTGGGGCTGCTTGTTGTACTGGAGCTGCTTCATCACCACCACCTGTTAATTTATTTGTAATAAATCCACCTACACCTAGTGTAACTGTACTTACTAAACCGATGATAATGTTTTTAAATGATTTACCAGTTGATTCTTGTTCTACTTCTTCTGCCATTTTTATTTTTTTTTATATTTTTTTAATTTATTTTAAACTCAATAAAACTACCCAAACCAATCACCAAATTGGGAGATTGACAAACCAATCACCAAATTTAGTTAAAAAACTACGATTATCAGTTTCATCATTTAAGTTTTGTTTACAAACATCACAACCACATTTTTCTCTTACCTGTTTCCAATTAATATCTGCTAAAACCTCATACCATATATGATTTTTATCAGGGTGTTGATGAATGAATTTTATTGCTGCTGGTGTGAGTGCGTGTGTATCACATGCTGAACCAGGTCCGTCTCCACCAAATCCATAATATCTTACATAATTTTCACCACAATCTGAGCAGTTATATACTATATCGTCTCCGTTTTTCTTTGCCATAATTTTTGCTTTTATATTTTGTTAAAATCTGTTATTCCTAATTGATTACCATTAGCATCGAATAATCCTATTCTATATGCTGATGATGGTAATGCTGATGTATATACTTTTAAGATGTTGTCTCCAACAACTACGTTTACTGTTTCTTTTGATACTACTCTATTTGAAATATCAAATATTTTGATTGTAACTGATTGAGCTACATTACTTTTAACATTCATAGCAACCTCTGAGGTTACGAATGGTGTTTGTAATTTAATACCTACCGCGCTAGCTATTTTTAATTCAGCATTAGCTGTAGGTGGTTGGGGTGTAGGTACGTCTACTTTTGTACATCCTGCAAATAGAATAATCGCAACCGCTATTGTACATAATTTCTTCATTGTATTCATTTTAATTAATTTTAATGGTCGTTTTACCTATCTGAGTACGGGATTGGTCTTCCAATACTAGATATAAATATTTAACGGGTAGCGAACTAGTGTATATTTTCAACTTGTTTTGTCCTACTTTACCACTAATGCGCTCTCTTGTTATTACGTTTTGAGTTTGATCCAACATTGTTAAAGTATATGTACCTGCCGTCTTTAAATCGAAATAAATATCACCACCATTCACCACGGTTGATTCAGCAACACTGAATATATCTGCTGTAATGGGTTTTGGTTCAGGTCTAACTTCTACTTTTCTACAGCTAGACAATAATAGCAATATGACTAGTAATTTTTTCATTAAAATTGGAAATTTGTTCCTATCATAAATAGGATTGGGTTACTCTTTTTATATCCAACCGATTCACTTAATTTATCCCAAGTTGTGTTATATCTGATATTGGTATTTAATATAAATCTTTTAGTTATTTTCCAATCAATAGATGTACCATAATATAAGTCTAAATTGAAATCATTTAAGTATCCTATATCTGATGCCGTACCATCTTTAAAATCTTTGTAGATATCACTCATAGCAAATACTTGTGGTGATATGTTTACCCTCTTTGTTTTGAATGTATATGTGTACATTGCCATACCTCTATAAGTTATTTGAGATGATGATGGCATTATTGGATAAATTAAATCTACAAAATTACCATCTACATCTACTGTATATTTTCCTTCCCACTCACCTTGATATGTTCCCCAAAATGTTTTTGAGGCAATTAAACTATATCCAAATGTTCCAAACTTTTTAGTTCTAAATACATCTATAAATGATAGTGTAATATCTTTTTGGAAATTAAAATCAGTTGAATAGAATGATTGTAATGTAGTTGTTCTTGTATCTGTATTTCTACTGAAGCCATATCCCACACCATAATAATTCCATATTGGGTTTATTGATGATGCTAATGAGTGGGCCCATTTACCATTATTAGATGTTTTACTATATCCTAAATTTAAGGTGGTAGATACTTGCTTTCCAATTATACCTACTGAAAGGTTTGATGATGATAAAACATCTTTTGAAAAATCAATATAAGACTCCAATATACCTAAGTTATTCCAATCACTACTTTCTCCAAATAATTCTTTTGGTGTTAGTTGTAATGTATCAGGCTTTTGTATTTGTGCATTTGCTACAAATCCAATTAAAACTAACGATATGATTAATAATAATTTTTTCATTATTTTACTTTAACTTTTAATGTTGTACCTGCTTTATTAACGGCATCAGTTGCACCTATTGAAATTAAACCCAATATATTATCAAGCTTAGTTGTTGATGTGAATGTTATTTTATATTCAGTGGTGTTATCTAAGGTAGTATTACCATCACTTATTAATGAACCTAAATTAATATAAGCACCTTTATCAGTTGCATAGTTAGTAGGTGAACCTTTAGTAGTAAATTGTATTCCTTTAAACTTTAAGACTGAATTATCATAATTTAATTGGAATTGAGTTCCAACTACATTTTGTTGTAGTGGATCTAATGTAATATAAGCATAAATACTATCACCAATCACTTCAGTCATTATTAAAGCATTAATTTCATTACTAATACTCATTCCCCTAACTGACATTGTTGTTAGATTATTTGATTTAGGTGTTGTTGAATGAGATAAGTTTACATCACCTTTCCAAGCCATTGTTAAGTTTAATGTATCGGATGATTTACCTGTGTTTATATCAAATGAATACCCACTACCCAATGGTGTTGTAAATGTAGTCCAATTAGATTTACCAATACTATCATATTTTGTTTGTGGTATAATTCTTAATGTTTTATTAAGATTAAATGTATCAACTAATGTTTTAGCGCCTGTTAAGTTTTGCAATAAAGCGAAACAATCAGCCTCATTAAAGTAACCATCACTATTTACATCAGCATTCTTATATTGAATACCATATCCAAATTCGTTTCCACTTTGGTTTCCAAATATACCACCATTTGCTAATTCCTTAAAAGCTAAATAAACGTCTGATACTGTTACAATACTATTATATAAAGTTGTTAAATTATTTGTAGTAGTTGTAGTTATTGATTGTGTTTTGTATGTAGATAATTGTGAAAATGTAAATTCTGCTTGTAATCCATAAAATCCATTTCCTGCTCTTATATTTGATGCGAAAGTAGAACCTGAAAAGTTAAATTGTGTGGGGGTATAAACATAAACTTCTGTCCAACCATTAGCATCGTATGAATTAAATGTTACCGGCCCATCCCATAAATCAAATAATTGTAAATTACTGATTGATGATGGTGTAGATAATATACCATTTACTTCTCTACTATCAATACCAATTCTATATCTTTGATTGGTTGCATCGTATTGATATATTACACACCACTCTACTCCACCACTAGTTGTTAATGCTTTAACTCCACTTGCTACTTTGGTACTATCTAATAATGTTGTTATATCAACTGAACCTGCTGAACTTAATGCTGAACCTATTGCAAATGTTGTTGCTGTTAGGTTGGTATTCAAATTAAAATTTGCTACTGCTTTTTTAGTAGGTGTATTATTAATATTTGTTACTTCTTCATTCCAATATGAGTATGTATTTGGTGCACTTGGTCTTGACCATCTCACAAATAAAGCATCACCACCACCATATTCTTGATACCTTGTAACTATCTTATATCTTGTACCAGCAACCATATTTTTTGAACCATATTGATATCCACTAGCACCATGCCCACCATAGTAAGTTGATATTATTGTTCCGTCTACTGATATATCGCTCGCATCATCTGAATTGATTCCAAATCTATAGGTTCCTGTTTGTGTTGGTATAAACCAAAATTCAAATTTAATTGCATAGAAATCACCTCCCCAATGTGGGGTTTGAATTGAACCATCACACATAATATTAAGAGCAACTTCACCTGTATGTGTTATAGTTGTATTTGAGTTTGCCGTATTTAACATATTGTCAAATTCGGCAGCCGTATTTGCGTGGTATGGATATTGGGTTATACTCCCGTTTCCATTATGTGTTTTGTAAGAGGTATAATTAACGTACCCCCAACCCGATTGAGCTAAAGATACGTTAGTTAATAGGAAAGCTAATAATATCGTAACGAATCTCTTCATTATTCAACTATTAATTCTATCTTTTTACCAGTAGCATCAACTGCATCTGCTAATACTGTATAGAATAAACCTGCAGTGTTACTTAGAGGTGATTTAGAAGTAAATATTAATTTATATGGAGTACCAACTTTAATTCTAGCTGTCTTTAATTGATCAATTGAACCAAATGTTAACCTACCATTATCATGTGTTGAGAAATTTGTAACTGTACTTCCAGCATCAAATATAACATCTGTTAATGTTAATTTAGTACTATCGTATTGCATGATTACTTCTAAACCAGCTAAATCAGCTTTAGTTAAGCTTGCTGATAATGTTACTTTATTATTTTCAACTGTAGATGTTAAGCTTAATGTTGCTTTTTCTAAAGCTTCAGTAGCGTAAGCCATACTGCTAAATGATGCTGTTCTTATAGTTTCACCTGGGTTAATTGAATTATAATAGTTACCGCTTGATATTCTTGAAGCAATAGTATCAGGATGAGATGAGTGTGACCAATCTAAATCACCACCCCAAGCAAATACAGCGTCTACTGTTTGAATTGGAGTTGCAATTGTTACTTTATTTGTTTGTCCACCATCTAACCAAGTTTGATTTAATAAACCACTATAGTATCTTACTGATGTGGATGTTGATTTAGGAACAGATGCTTTAGAAGTTACATCTATACCCATTACATGAGCAAATAAGTAGTAACCATCACTTTCACCAAATGTGGAATTACTTAATGTTATTAAACCAATTCTTTTCTCTAATACAGGCCTAGTAAAATATGTTGAGGTACCAGTAATATCAGTTTGAGTATGTCCTAAAAATGCCTTATAAGCATCTGATACTGTTATAATATTATTCATCCAAGTTTTAGTCATTGCAGGTGCAATAAATACACCTAAACTATCTCCAACTTTAATCCCTGATGTGAATATTGCTTCACCACTAGCATCTAATGCTTTAGTTTGTATTGGTTGTTGAGTCCAATCAATACCACCACTACCATCAGTTTTTAATTTCATTAATTGAACTGAATGATCACCAATATTGTAATTTGAAGGAAATAATACTCTAACTTTAAATTGAGATGTATTACCACTTACACTCGATAGTGATACTTTACCTGTTGTAGTTGTGATTGGAGCAATATAAGCTGATGTATCATCAATAGCATATGATAAGTCTAATTTATGAATGTCAGTATAATCAGCCAAATCTTTAATTACATATTTTTGTGTTGCTATAATTCCATCAACACTAGCATCAGTTCTTTGTACTGTTAATTGACCAATATTCCAATCTGAATTTGAAACATAAGACCAAGGTGTAGCTAAATATTGTGCGTATAAACTTGTTGCAACTATACTATTTGCTGTACTTGCTGTAAATTTATAAGATGACCAATTTGTATAATATGTTTGCACTGCACTACCTTGTGACCAGGTTGTTGATACATAAGCTAAAGCTTTGTTATTAAATTGATATCTTAACCAATAATAACGTGGTTTAGTTGTACCCTTAGCTACAGTGTACTTAATTTGAATAGTATCACCCACCTTATAAGGTGCTGCTGTTACTACTGCTTGGTTTACTGTTAATTGTGCGTTGGCTGTTAATGACAGCATAGATACTGCTAGTATCCCTAAAATTGTTAATAGTTTTTTCATTTATTTTTCTCCTAATAGTTTAGTGACTAATTTATCACAACCTTTCTTAATAGCGTTACTAAGACTTGTTTGATTGAATTTACCACCCTCATCTACTATAAGAGTCGACATAGAGATTTCAGATGATGATTCTTCAACTAAAACCTCTTTTTCTTTGATACCATCTTTGTATAAAATACCTTTTAAACGAATTACAACTTCTTGTTCGTTTTTATGAAACACAGATACGTTCTTTTTTGTAGTTAGAACGTCTAGATAAACAATTTCAACACGTAATTTATTCTCAGCATCTGGGGATAAATCATATCCCTTTTCCTGAATATATTCTTCTAAAATATTTTTAACACCGAATTCTAAATTGCGGTTACCTGCTAATTTACCAATAACAACTTTATTAGTAACTTTCTCAACATAAATATGTTCAGATGCATTATACCAAATATTACCTGGGCTATTTTTAAAAGTACCATCGAATCTCCATGAAAATTCATTGGCTAAATGTTGCATATATTCTTCTTTTCCAGAGAATTGAAGAACTACGAAGAAAATTTGTGTAATTAATGCAAGACCTATAAATAATCCTACACCTAATAAGAATAATTGAAATAATCGGTCGCGTAGACTGATGGCCAGACTGATAGCTTTTTGCTTCATCTTTTAATTTTTAATGTGGTTCGAATATAAATATGCAAAAGAAAGCAACCATTTCTGGTTGCTTCGTAAAAGGCCCACTCTGAGCGCCCTGATCGCGGGAAGGGGAATGGACTCTTGTGGAGATGACGAGAGTCGAACTCGTGTCTCAATAATGAACAATAATACCAACGTCTCACACGCTTAGCTCACTGATTAACCCCAGTGCATGAGGTATAGGGCCACAAGTTTTTGGTCTTAGTGACATCCACCACCTAGTTTTAATCTAAACTAAGAAAATCTAGCTTGTAACTTCTGTTCCTAGGATGTTACACCCGACGCTATTTAAGCCGCTAATGCGTACTCGTTCGCACCTACGAAAGACATCATATCTTCGAAGGTCATAGTAGATAATTCTACAGTTATTGTTTCGCAAGGTTTTAAGGACTTATCTTACTTTGTCCGCGTGTGGTACTACCTTCAGATTACTGATCAAATACCGGTACATCCCCATGTTTTTTTGACTTTTTGTCTAATATTTTCTTCACTTCAGCACATAACTCATATTCCTCAATTTTAATTAAGTCATCTAAGCAATTGCTTAATAGTTCAATATACTGCGATTTTTCAATATTAAATATCATACCACTTGTATCCTTGAATGTGATATCAAATATATCAATGCCGTCTTTATTTCGTTTATATGCGCTAAGTACACATTTAACCATTTTAAGAATCAATTCACTGTCCCTTTCCTTCATCATTTGAAGGAACTCACGTTGATCCTTTAACATTAAACAGTGGCATGCCATAACGATAAATATTAAATACACTGTCTGTACTGTTAAACTGTCTCAATACTACCTTTATCCGTAGTAGAGGTGCTTTATTCATTCTTAGCGTCTGTTCAGTCCTCCTTTCGGAGCAGTGTATTTGTGCCTCAGGCGAGAATCGAACTCGCACTCGCGTTGCGGCGAACAGGATTTTAAGTCCTGCGTGTCTACCAATTTCACCACCAAGGCATGAGACCCGATATCCGCGTTTTCATCTCACTCGGGTCATGATGAGCTTCCGACGGTTTGCTGTAGGGGCTGGAATCGAACCAGCACGCTGCAATTCAATATAAGACAATTAAGCCGGCTTTGTGGTCAACCCATATCTTACATCTATCTCTTATCAGCACCCACGAGACGAGTGGGCACGTCTACCTTGACTGCCGTCATTTCCGCCACCCTACAGTATTAAACCCATCTATTACCATTTCGGCGTTTAGCTTCTTCAGCTTCTTTAACTCCTTTAACCATTTTAATCCAGGTTAAAGATACGTCAACAGGAGCTAATACCCAAGCCATAACTAAAACCATTATAGCATCCATTTCTGGGGAGGTTCCGAAATCAATTCCTCTTGTTTTATATTTTTTATTTAACTGATAGAAACAGTAAATAATACAAATAATGTAATAACCTAATAACATATAACTATTTTTTAAAGTATTTTTCAAGTGCATCTATCTTATCATCAGCATCAACTAACATTGTAAGTGCTTCTTCAGCATTACTATAGAAGTCTTTTGTTGAATGATCACCAATACCAACAGCGTGATTAGATAATAAATCTAAACTTAATAATGCTTTTGATTTTTCAGCTATTGCTGATGCCATAAGCATGTCAAATAATTCTTTTTTCATATTTTTTATTTTGCGGAAAGACAGGGATTCGAACCCCAGAACCTGTTACAGTTGCCAGTTTTCAAGACTGGTGCATTCAACCACTCTGCCATCTTTCCAAGAGGATGAGGTTTAGCGGCCAACTAAACAAAGTTACTACTTGCTCTCACCTCGAGTTACACGTGACAGTTACGGGTGAATAGGGTTTCGTCAACACTCATCTTTGATCCAGAAATAAGAATCGAACTTACGACCTACTGATTACAAATCAGTTGCTCTACCTGCTGAGCTATTCTGGAGTTTAGAGGATAGGCTCCGCGCCTCTACTAGGGGTTTCCTAATAGCGTAGACTTTCATGTTATTACCTTCGCATGCTCTCCTACCCTCTTTATATTTTTAGGAAAGTAGAAGATGGGTGCGTGGACATCTACTTTTACGATTGGCATTTCTAACCGATTATATCCGCCCTTCCTACAGTTAAAGGATACGTCCCAATCAACCTAATATCATAACAACTACCTACAATTTTTTAAAGTCGCCTCCTCGTCATGCGATGGTTATACCTGCGGCAGGTAGTTATTGTTTGTTGCGAGAGAAGGATTCGAACCTCCGACCCCTAGGTTATGAGCCTAGTGAGCTACCCCTGCTCTATCTCGCGGTTTGTACTTCCAACGGGATTTGAACCCGTATTACTTCCGTGAAAGGGAAGTGACCTAACCCTTAGTCGATAGAAGCAACTCTAGTTACTCAGCTTCTGGAGTTTCTACTGCTACAATTACTTCTGCAATTTTAGCTTCTGATGCTGATTTAACTTCAAATGCCTCTTCGTCGCGGCTCAATAAATATTGCACTGTGCGGGCTTCCGCCTCAGTTACTGATTGAGCGTCCACTAAGTAGTTTACTGTTTCTTTTTTTACTTTACCATTTTCGTTTTCAATTCTAAATTGAACTTTTACGTTGAAATACTGTCCCATGTTTTTATTAGTTTTGTTTTGTGTATACTGAATAATCGTAGATGTGAGCTCTATATTTGTATAGAACTTTTTGGAATTTACCACGATTTTTATATTCTTCAATAGATTCACCTTCTCTACGTGATGGGGCAATACCCATATAGTAGTCAATTACATCGTTGTTTAGCTTAACTTCATTAGCAAAGAACATCATCTTAGCCATGTTTTGAGATCCAAATGGCTGGTAACCAGCTTTATACATTTGTTTTACTTCAGCTGGTAATTCAAAACCAGCAAATTGGTTGTGTAAACCAACATATTGTTTTTTAGGTCCTCCCATATTTTATAACTTTATTTACGGTAAATATACGACGGGCATTATAATATTCCAAGTGCTTTCATATTCTCTATTTGATCTTCTGAAAGCTGAAAATCGGGTTCCGCTACATTGTATTTGTTGGTTGTAAAGCTTTCAATCTTATCTACCTGTTCGGGAGTAAACACATCGCCTATAAGTAAATAATAACAATTATAACATAACAATTCTAAATTATCCAAACGATAATTACGTTTGTTATTATCTTTAAAGTTAAGTAATAATGGTATTTTATAGTCAGTTACTCTACGCTCGCAGAATCCACAATTACTGCAATCCTCAGCTATTTTATTTTCATAAATTAGTCTATTTTTAATCTTTTCAGGATTAAAGTGAGAAGGATCCATTGAACCATTTAATATCTGCTCTAAAGCAGGCTCTTTCTTCTTACCAACTAAATGTTTAGGAATGCCCTTACCAGATTGGTTTAAGTGGGTATCAAATAATGTTTTACTCGTTTCGTCATCTGTATAGAGCTTAGCATATGCCTTATAATGAGTATAAGAGCAATTTAAGTAACGAGCAGCTGCTCTATTACTACGAGTATGTCTCATAGCCCTTAAGACATCGTCTTTCGAAAACGGTTTTGGTTTCATTCCCATAACTACTTTTTTTTCTTCAAACCCTCATTGATAACCTGTAGCAATAACCACAATTCATCTGGATTTTGAAGTATTACTTCTTTGCCTGTTGGATCAACTAATACATTTATGCTTCCGTCTGGATTTAGTCTATCATAAAGATAAAAGAATATTAACTCCGATGCTTCTTTTCCAAAATGCATTACTAATAAATTATCAATAGCATCGTAGAATATATCATCGTATTTATTAAGATCTAATTTAAAATCATTTTCTAAAATGAATGAACGACCATTTGCTTGTTCTAGATTAATTATAACCTTATTAAACAAATCTCTAGTAACGTCAGTTTGTGTTTTCTTCCTTCTAGTAAGAGTTGTATCAGAACCTAAAATTAAATCTATTGATTTTTTTGCATCGTCAATATTATCCTCCATAACTAAATTTGTTTTATTAAATCCCTTATTTCAATACATTTATCGTAATTTTCATCCTCAATATATTGATCTAATATTTTTTCAAGTGTTGGTTGCCACTTTTCTTTTTCCAATTCAAGGTACGTAGTTGTTCCTGCTATCTGAAATAAAGGTATGGACTTCTTTTTATTTTTTACTCCTTCCTTAATTGCAAATATAGTTTCTTCTATAACTACTTTTCTAATTTCAGGGTGAGAGCTTACTTGCTCATAGGTTACCCCATCGCTAAGTGACACTCTAAACACAGGAATCTTTCTTTTCATATTCCTCATTTGTTGTTGATTTATTCAGCTGTAACTTCTTCTTCAGAAGCTGGAGGCGGTAATTCCGCTGCTGGCTCCTCAACTGGTGCCTCTGCAGGCATTATTGCATTCTTGATCATCAATCTGATGTCTTGAATTGGGATAAGGAATCCAATAACATTATCAAATGGAACATCTGTATCCATGTTTGCAGTCATATTATATTGTTGCAAACCTTGATTTAGCTTAGATTGTAACTTTTGAGTCATAGCCGCTTTATCATCACCAACTAATGTTTGTGGTAATACAAATTGTACCTTAACACCCTTTTTAGTTGGATTATGGTTTACGTCTACTTTAAGTTTTGGTTTTATGTTCAAATCAGCCATTATGTTGTGTTTATATATAAATATGTGAAATTATTCAAGGATCTCATCTACTAAGCCATATCTCTGTGCTACTTTAACATCGAAATACCATTCAGCTTGTTTATCCCTGTGTGGTTTTAATATCTTATCTGTGAACTTTGTTTTAGACATAAAGTAAGCATCACACACTTTATCAATACGCACACACTCAGCTAATTCTTGTTTATGAAATGCTACTTTACCTTCAACTTCATAATTACCCTCGTGGTACATGAATGTAGCATATTTACTAGCCTGTCTAACATGGCCCGCCGAGAATACTACTAACCCCATTGACATTGCATGACCATGACATATTGTGTGGATTGGAGTCTGCGAAGAATCAATTACATCAATTAAAGCCATCCCATTATATATCTCTCCTCCAGGTGAGTTGATAATGAGTTTTATTGGGTCTACTATTTGCTTTTTAGCGTCCTCAGCATTAATCTCATATATATCCTGTATGATTTCGTTAACTGTTAGACCATCAATGTATCCTAATGTTATAACTCGACTTAACGGGTCTAATTTGGAACGACGCTCTCTTGCCATAAATTATAAATTTTCTCTTATAAATATAAGTCCAAATTATTGCTTAAACAAAGGAGGGTAATTTGAATTTGTTTCGCCGTTTCTATACCCGTAAAAACCCCATTTATATTTAAAATACTCGTGGCATTCTCTTTCAATTAATCCCTTCTGATACGTCACTTCTGGTTCTATTTTTCTAGTACCTACTGATACGAAATGGTAGAAGTGGGTATTATAAGTTCTCTTCATCTCCATTCCCGACATTTCACATTGCATAAAGAACTCCCAATCAACTACCCAAGGACCAGGATATGTTTCATCCCAACCTCCAACTTGAAGATATTTAGTTTTATTCATGAATATAGGAAGAGTTGAACCACAATTATCAGATTCTTTTCTATTAATTGTTGATGTATAATCCCAAAAACTAACAAGATCAAAATCCTCTACACTCCCAAGTGGATGAACTACAAACTGCTTAAATATTCCTGGATTAGGTTCTATTTGATTTGGAGCCCAAACAATATTTGGGTCATATATTTCTTCTAACTTAGCGTCCCAATCTTTATCAAATACGTTATCATCATTTGCAATTAATATTTTATCTGATGTTGCGTTATATACTCCAAAGTTAGTTGCTGTATTCAATCCTCTATTTTCAGGTAAATTAAGTACATCAATATGTTTAGAATATTTATCTAATACCTCTTTATTAATATCGTAAAAACCATCTACAACTACTATAATTTGATTTTTATGAGCAGCCCCATTGATTGCTGAATTTAGACATACGTCTAAAGCATGGGGTTCTTTATATGTTGGGATTATTACTGATATCATTATTTATTATTTAAAATCATTTCAATTCTTTCTTCTAATGTATATTTCGGCTTGTAAATTGAATTAAATAAAGATGGATCACAAACTCTATACGATACACCTATTGGTTTTCCTATTAAGTGTTTTATTCCATTAGTAGGAGTATGACCACTTATTTCAAACATTGTTTTTGCTAAATCGTTAAATGAAGTTGCAATACCACTTCCTAAATTTAGTGCATCAACTTCAACATCATTATCAACTACAGTCATAACCGCTTCAACTATATCATCCATATGAATGAAGTCTCTAACTTGAGTACCATCTCCCCAAATTTCAAATTCATCAACTTTACGATTAATTCTATCTATAAAGGAAGGGAATGGATAAGTTAAATCTTGGTCGATACCATATCCACTAAACGGTCTAAATACATAGACTTTAGTTCCACTTTGTCTTACAAATTTAGCTAAATATTCTCCTGTTAACTTAGACCACCCATAAGTGTAGTCAGGTAATCTTATATCATCTAAATTAATATCACTTTCTTTTAACTGATATTTTAATTCAGGTAATTGTAAGTGAACTGGGTAAGCAGCGCTACTACTAAAGTATACTACTCGTTTTTGTTTTGTCTTAATTACCCAATTAAAGAACTCAGAATCAATTGATAGATCAGTTGCTACGGATAATGGTTCGTTTTCAATAGTTTCTCTCCCACCAACAATAGCAGCTAAATGAATAACTAAATCAAATACTTGATTTGACTGTTTGAAATAATCTCTACAATCATTTCCTTCTTTTAAATCTATTCCTAAAATTTCATGTTTACCATTGAAATATTTTAAAAATGATCTACCAACAAAACCTAAATGACCTGTTATTAATATTTTCATTTTATAATCTTTTTATATAGTTCAATATGTTGATTAGCTACATACCTTGAATTGCACATTTCTTTAATATTATCTGGTAGGGTTGTTTCTATTTCTGTTAAATTTCCATTAACATCAATTAAGTAAATATAACCAGGAACATCGCAACACCATCCTTCTAAAGTAGTTCTTCCTAATAATATACCTGCTGTAAAGTCCATATGTTTTACAACATTTTCAGTATCCCATCTTGTATTAATATACTTTATGTTTGAGTGCTTAAAATCATGTTTACTATTACTCATTAAGTATAAATCCCAATCATTTTCTATACAGCTGTCTACTAAATGAGAGACTGCTTTGAAACGAATTGGATCTAAAACTTCACCAACAAATATACCACTCGTTTTTTCATTTTTAGTAACACCCTCTGAATTGAATCTGCTTTGATCAATTGGATTGTAAATTAAAGATATTTTATCTTTTGGTATTCCATATTCATTTATCAACATATCTGTAATAGGCTTCCTAATAGATATGTAGTGAGATATATTTTCATCCAGTATAGGAGTTTCACTTCTAATTTCTGAGTGTATTACACTAATGAGAGGAGTTCCTTTAAAATATTGAATTATGAAAGCATTTACTTGAGGTTGACTTGCTAATATGATATCAAATTTTTCATTTATATCAAGTGTTTTTGCGTCAATTTGTCTTATCCCTAATTCGTCTATTCTCTTTCTAACAGAATCGTTTTTATCAATATCTCTTAATGAAAATAAGGTAACATTGTTACCTAATGAATGTAGTTCTCTAACCAATTCATAATGGTACATTTCACTTCCTCCGAAACCATTAACGTTTAGACAACAGACTAATATTTTCATTATTTCCCCTTTGCAATAATATATTGAAAGTAATCTTTATGATGTAGTGTTACATCCCAACCTGAGGCAATAAACATTTCCTTATATGAATCACCATTAAATACCCATAAATGAAATGGAGCATGATATGAAGGAGTTTCATAATCAGGGGATGAGGCAATTATATATTTAACTCCATTATCTAATAATCTTTTTATAAAAGCATCTGGGTCTACTAAATGTTCCAATACTTCTGTAGCAATTGCTATATCCGGAAATTCAATAGATTCATTTACAAAGTCTAAATATTTTATATTTTCAGAGTTCCCTTTCTGTACAGCGTCTTCAATATTAGTAGGTTGTAAGTCATATCCCCAAATTTTATTAGGTAATTTACTTTCTATTTCTCTAATAAGACCTCCATTCCCACATCCAAAATCAGCAATAGTAGTCTCTGAATTATCTCCTACTATCTGAATCAGATATTCTAGGACTTGCATTAATCTTGGTCTATGATTATCTTGATTTATATGATCTGCTAATTCTCTACTTTTATACCACTCAGCGTCATGTGAATGGGGTTGATCAAATGTTTTATATCTCATATAAACTTTTTACTTTATTAACATCGTTTGGAAAATCATTTCCACTTCTATAAACAGCGTATGCTTGTTGATCTATATAAGCTACTGAAGCAGCATCAACATATTGAGAATCTCTTTCTGCTTTGCCATTATCTGGATGGACATGTTCAAATGTAACGTTATCAAAGTATTTTATTATGTTTAGGTTATTTCCTAAATCCAACCAAAAATTATCAGCATACATGTGAAGTAAACATTCAGGAACCATAAATCCTAATACATCTACTATATTTGAAGTTAAACAAACTGCAGTAGGTAATTTAGCACCTTGTAATAAGTCATTACCATAGGCAATACCTATACCGTTGTTGCTTTCAAAATAACTAATGAATTGTGATTCCCATTTAGTTCTAATAATATGATCATCTCCAAAGAAAGCAACATACTTGTATGAATCTTTATATTTCATAGCAATTTGATTCAATGTAGGAATCATTCTAATTCTAGGATTTACCTCATATATAACTCCTTCTCTAACAGGATACTTGTGAGCATCATCATCATCTAAAGCTATACATAAATCACTAAACCCTTCAGTGTTTAATTTCCAATTTTCAATAAATCTATCTACATTTGGATATCTTTCACTATCTCCACTTCTTGATGGAACTATAATTAATATATCTTTCATTTTAGTCTTGTTTAAAATATTCAATATAATTTAATGCTTCCATATATGTGCTTCCAAAATGCTGGATAGTTTTCATATCAGCTTTGTGAGTAGCGCCTTCAGGAAATTTAGATTTTTCTTCTTCAGTAACTAAAGTTGCTTTAACTCCAGCCCAATTCCAAGTATTGTCAACTAAATCAACGAATACCATTCCTTTAGTTGGGTGGTTAATTGTTGAAGGATACCAATAATATCCGTTTTTATCTAACTTTTTAATAGCTCTATATAGTTCGGGTATTACTGCTTCTGTTTTTTCTAAATCAACAGTTTCAATATGCTGATTTGAGTTTGAAGCAAATCCACAGCCGAAGCAATGCCATAATTTCTTTTGCTCTTGTTCTACTTCATAGCAGAAATCTGATTCACAAACAGGGCATGTTATTAACTTATCCATTTAATTGTTGTTTTGTTGTTGTTGAATTTAGACCTAGTTTTTCTATTTCAATTTTATAAGTACTAGGTTCATCATTTACGTTTGCTAGTTTTTCTTTTAACAGATCCCATTGTTTTGGGGTTATATTAAAGTCATGTACTCCTTCTGTAAATCCTTTTAACCAAAGGATAAATTCTTTACTTGTCATTATTTTTATGCTAAAGGTGATTCTTTAATTCTTTTTTCAGTATCTTCTTTAATTATTGATATAATTTTTGTTTGAGCTTCTTTTGATAATAGAGATAAATTGTGTGTTGAAATATCTTCTCTATCAAATTCTAAACTCGAGTACAATGATAAATCTTGTGGAATTACCAATGATTTAATTTTATTTGAATATGGTTGATTTGATGGTCTTTCAATTATTTTTTTAGCTCTTGCTATAAATTGTTCGTCAAATAATGGTTTTTCTTTTTTTCCAAACCATTTGTTAAATATTTTTTTTATAAAATTTATCATATTATACTTTATTTAAGGTTGGTAACTTGCTTTTTTTCAATTTAGGTAAAGGAATTTCTTTAGGTACAATACTTTTATCTAATATACCAACTAATTTTTCTTCCATTTTTTCTAAACTAAATTCAGTACGACAAATATACGACTGTCTTTTTGCTTTTTCAAGGTATTCATCATAGTCAGTATAAATCGCCTTTAATCCTAATGACGCTTCATCATAGCTAGGAGTAAACCATTTTGATTCTGCTATTAACATATTTTCTTGAACTGCACTCTTATCTATTGGTTTTAATTCACCACCAACGAATAAACTGAATTCTTTATTTAAGAAATCTGTATGTCCGCTCCACCCACTAACTATAATTGGTTTTTGTGACTGAGTAAATTCGATTAATGGTCTACCATATCCTTCACCTTTAGTTAAGCTAAACATAGCTTTTACTTTAGGATGGTTATATAAACTATTCATCTCACTATCAGTTAATTCACCGTGTAGTAAATAAATGTTTGGTAATTCACCTTCAACCATTGATTTAATTTCTTCAATTTTAGCAAGCATGCTGTCTCTATCCATAATAGAATAAGTTCCACCATTTACTTTTAAAAGTAATCCTGGTTTTATTTTTCTATTTTTGAATGTTTCAAGGAAGGTTTTAATTGTTCCTCCCATATTTTTTCTATCTTCACCAAAATTTCCTTGTAACCAATGTCCTACAACTAAGAAGTTAAAATCTTCAGGAATGCCTTGTAGCACATAATCTAAGTTTTCATCAATACCTGTTTCTTTTTTATAAATGTTAGTATCAACACCCTCAAATAACACCTCCATTGGAACTGTTGTTTGAATAATACTTACAATTTCTTCAGGATTGTCTTTTTTACGTTGTTCGTATTTAGAATTTTGAAATACATTTTTAGCATGGTTACATGACGTTAATACTAAATCCATTCTATTACATCCTTCAATCCATGGGGTTGAACATAAATCCGTCTCAATACCAGCAGTAATACCAATATTAAATGTACCTAACTTTTGAAATTCATTTGGTACAGTAATCTGTATCCAAACATCAGGCACACCTTCTAATTTATTATTACTTGGTTGAATGCAATCAATAATTTTCTTATGATCAGGAATATCAGCATTCAAGAATCCAAATGGAGTACCACCCCATCTTTGTGATAGAATTTTTACTTCGTATTTTTCTGAGTTAATAATTGCTTTAACTACGTCTCTTGACCTTGCTCCATATCCACTGAATGTGTCTATTGGGCAACTAATTGCTATAACTGGTTTCATAACTATTTTGCTATTAAATAAGGATTATAATGTATTGGTTGATTTAATGTTTCTACAGGTATTAATTCATATGAGTATCTTGGTGTCCATTTTTCTAATGTTTCCTCAATACCTTCAATAATGTTTTTAGACATCCATCTAGCTGACATCATTGATTCATCTGAAGTTACCCACTCATAAGCGGCCTTACAAATTTCTTCATACGTTTCTAATCTAGTATGAGATCCATATTCAGCAACTTGATTAGTTTTTATGGCGTATATTTCTTGAATTTGAGAAGCTATATCATCTGTAGATACTCTATCATCGTAAATGTAAGGAGTTGGTATTGACCCTACAAGTGAGTGATTATTAGGAAATACTGGGAAAGCCCATTTGCCATGTTTCTTATATTTACCTCTATGATTCGAACCGAATTCTTCTGTAAATTTAACCCACTTACCATTTTCATCTTCAAAACGCATCTGGTCCTGCATACCGCCTGTTACAGTAGCTATAATTGGCTTACCAGCCATCATTGCTTCTGTTAATGATAATCCCCATCCTTCATTTGATGAAACTAAAGCACATCCATCAGTAATATTATAAAGTAAGTTCATTACTTGAGCTGGATGTTTGTGTTGGGAGAATATTACATTGCCTCCCTCTTTTCCAAACATCATATCTCTAACCGCTATTAAATCTGTACCATGCTCATCTTTCATTTGGGTATGCATTACAAAGGCAACCTTATCTGCTTTATCCTTTGGTAATGAATCTCGGAATAACTTCCAAGCTAACATTAAGTCAGGAGCTGATTTACGTCTGATGTTTCTAGCATTATATAATAGAGTAAATTCATATTCTTTACCTTTAAATAATTGCTTTTTAAATTCATCCATAGCAAGATACTCAGGCATTGCCTCAGTAATAGGAAAGAATATACTTTCATTTATTCCATGAGGGATATATTTGATTATTTTTTCTTCAGCTACTTCACCTAATACAACACGATTAATGTTTTCTGTTTGTTTGCTGATAGCAAATAAAGCATCACACGATTCGTAGTATGATTTGTTATACATTGGATAAGGTAAATCATCCCAAATATTTAAATAAATAATTGGTAACTGCTTTCTTATCTCATGTTCGCCTTGAAATAACCAAATCCAATATCTTGGATCAGTAAAGATCATTAATGCGTCTGGTTTTTCAAGTTGGATAAGTTGTCTTAACCATTCCATATTACCATATCCTTTTACAGGATAAATAAATACGCTTGAATCTTCTATTCCAGCATGTTCGTTTGTGCTAGCACAGATATCTAATTTTTTACCTTCTTCGGGATGGTTAATTCCACCACCTAAGTTAATCCAATTAAAACGATGAGCGGTACCTACCACTATTTCTCTAGCCATGGTAGATATACCGCTCGTCATTCTTATATCATCGCAAAGTAATAAAATTTTCTTTCTATCCTCTTGTTTAATATAACCTTCTTTCATAACGTAATTAGTCTTCTTTTTTCAGTTGTGTGTTTAATTGGTTGTGCATCGTTTTGCGATACTCATCATCGGTTAAATACAAATACATTGCGCGTTCTGTTAATTTCTGAATACTGAATTTATGTTTTACGCAAGCTATTTTAAATTCTTCAAATAATGATTCGGGTATTTTTACACTGGTTAATTGCATTTTATCTGCCATAATAATATATTTGATATAAATATATACAACTATACGGAGGATGCAATTTTATCGCAGAGTTCTGGTAGGTCACGATAAGGGCACCACTTACATGCATTTTCACCAACATTTTTAAGATACGACTTTATTTGGGGTTTACCAAATTCATCAAAGCAATCTTTAATAAATGCTTGAAAGTTATCTACTGCTTGTTTACGCTTATTTTTCCCACTTGCTGGTTTGAATGATTGAGTTCTGGGAGTTGGGTATTCTGATTGCTCCCAGATTTTTCGTTTAACGATGAAGTATTCAACTTCGATTTTCCCAACATCAACCCCAAATTGTTTTGAAAAGTACTCCTTGTATAATAAGACTTGAGCAATTTTACTATCGTCTTTCTTTTCTTTATCGCTCCATCCTCGTGTTGATGTTTTGATGTCATATATATAAATTTTATCTAAATCTTCATCATATAATACAAAGTCAATAAATCCTTTTAAAAATATATTATTAGCTACGTTTATCATTAAAGGTATTTCAATACCTAATAATTTTACTCTGCGGATTGTAAATAATTTATTCCTATTCTTCTTAATAAACTGGATAATAGCTATGGCGTCCTCATAAAAATCACCCATTTCCTGAGGTGTTGTAAAATGAGCACCCATCTTTTTATATTCCTTAGAATATACTTTAGAGAAGTTTTCCTGAAATAATATTTCAAGATCCATTCTATCTGCCTCAGCTCCACTCTGATTGTACATCACATCAAGATATGATTGTATTGTTTCGTGAAACGCAGTTCCAAATACAGTATGTATGCTGGCTTGGTATGGTTGTTTATTCTCTACATAGGTAAGATACCACTTATGAGGACATGAGTCCCACATTGAGAATTGAGAATAAGATACAGTTTTATGAAACGCCGGATTAACCTCAGGGGCTTGATGACTCTTTATCTTAAGTTCAATCTCAGATAATTTTTTCTTTGCCACTGATTTCTTGTTTAATTTTTTCTAAATACAAGATAGCATCCATATGCTCTTGTTTAGCATGTTCAATCCATTCAAGTATAGGTAAATCATTACGATCTAAATTAACACCGTATTTTTTATGACCCATAAGGGCTCTAGTTGTGAATTGATTTAAAATTGAGCTAACAACTGAATCTAATTGTACTAGCTCTCCATTTTCATCTTCAACGTAGTGATATTCTTTAGTTACCATTGATTTGTTGTGTTATATTTTTTAATTCATCTTTAGGTAGCATATCAATATATTCTTTAGCTTCCTTTTTACTAATTTCAAAGTATAAAGATACTGCCTCTATATCGCCAGCATCGTAATCTTTCTTCTTGGTTGATTTAATATATTTAAGATACTTGTATTGTTTAGGAATAAGATCCTTATACAGATTGTATAGGTACTCACCTTTCATTTGCCAAGTATTCTTTTGAACCATATTAACTACCTCACAATAGTCCGGATCCATACTTAAAAAGCGATTAATCATCCAGTTGTTCCAACCTTCATCGCCTAAGTAAACATCCTTATTAGTTGTAATATTCTTAATATGATCAAATATATTCATTAGTATGTTTTATTGTTCTGTAATACATCATTTCTAGTCTTATCAATACGACTTGTAAAATGACTGTACTGAGATTTGATTTGTTTGTCTACATTACTAATTGACTCTCTTGTTTCATTGGTAAATTTAGGTACCCATGTATTGATATTATTCAATTCTATATTTAATCGATCAATCTGCTCTTGTAGTTTATCTGATCTTTTAGCTCCGTAATACGCTGTAATAGCGTTTGATATTGCTATTAACAATATTGTTATTGATATCATCATAATTAAAATGTTATTATTTTAGCACCTTTGTTTTCTTCTACTTCAACCTCAGGTTCAATAGTTTCTTCTTTAGGTGTTGCTTGTTGTCTCATTTGTATTGGTAAGAATTCTTCATTTACATTACCACAACTCATACAAGCGAATACTTGAATAGGAATCAAAGCATCTTGTGCTGTTCCTGTTAATAATCGAGATGCTTTTCTAAGCAATACTCCTTCTTGGAAAACTTGACTACCGCACTTGTTGCAAGATATTGGTTGGGTTTTGTCTAATCCAATGTTTAGGTTCATTTGTTGATCCATTATAATATTTGTTTTTTATTTGTTTCTAATACTTTAGCAATTGCTGCTGCAAAATTTATTTCTTTATCCGGAACCACTGATGAGCGCCAAATGAAATCATCTAATATAACTGATAGTTCAGCATCGTGTCCGTAACTAAATTCAGATAAGTGCTCAAACATATATCTATAAGCGGTTTGAAAATCATCTACTTGCGAGTCAGCCACCAACTGTCTAATTTCATACCACGCCTTTTTATCGCGTTTATTTAATATTTGAATTAATTGCTTACACCAGTTGTCATCTATAGTATCCACAACTAAAGTACCGCCTTGAGAAAATTGTTGTAATGTTTTAAGAATAGAACGTACATCAGGATAAAATATATTAATTATCTGAGCTACGTCTTTCATATCATATTTAATATTTTCAACATCAAGAACGTTTAAACATAAATGTTTAGCAACGGACCCTTTAGTTGGAGGTTTTAACATATGAACTTCACAACGTGATTGAAGCGGTTCAATTAAACGCTCTAAATAATTACAAGTCAATATAAAGCGAGTATATGCTGAGTATTCTTCAATTATATTACGTAATGCTGCTTGAGCGGGTTGAGTTAAGAAGTCTGCTTCATCTAATATTACAACCTTAAGTGGTTGAAATGATGCTGTTGAAGCAAATCCTTTTACTTTATCTCTAATAGTATCAATTCCATTCTCATCGCTGGCGTTAATATAAAGATAATCGCATTGGATGTTCTTGACAATTAACTTCGCGAGTGTAGTTTTTCCTGTTCCTGCGCTACCAGCGAAGATGAAATGGGGTATGTCGTTTTTAGCAATACAATCGGTGATGCGGGTTTTAACCGCATCATTGCCGATGTACTGTTCTAAGGTTTGTGACCTATATTTTTCTATCCAGAGTGTGTGTTGCTTGTTCATAACTGATTTTGGTGTTTAATAACATTATTAATATATGCCTCTATATTTGCCTTACCAACGGGGTTTGCAGAATGACAATTCCATTTTGGGTATGGTTTATTTGTTAGTAAACAGTGTTGTCCTAACCATTTAGCAGCATCATAACCACTTTTAGTTTCCTTCTTTTGCTCTCTTGCTTTACGCTTAAGCATTCCTGCTTCTACTTTTGCTTTAGCAACGTCTTCTCCCAAATCATGGTCAAATGATACTTCATCAGGAATGCCATTAAATCTAACCCATGCTACGAAATCTTCGTAGTTACGAACGATATCCCACCCCTCTGTTTGTGGAGTGCGGATATCGTCTAAATATAACTTTTTCATACATTGAATCTACATACCTAACCCTGCCATACCACCCATATCATCCTTCTTCTCATCTGGTTTTTCATTAATAACACATTCAGTCATTAATAATGTAATGGCGGCTGCGGCTGCGTTTTCAAGTGCGCAACGTACCACCTTAGTAGGATCAATAATACCTGATTCAAATGCATCTACCATTTCTCCACTATTAATATTAGGAACAGATTTTGAATCTGTAACTTTTAATAATTTAAGATACCACTCACTATATGATTCACCAGCATTAGATAAAATTTGTTTAAGTGGAGTATTGCACGATTGGAATACTATTTGTTTACCTTTACCAAAATCGGTTTTATCACGATTAGTAATAGAGAACTTAGCATCAACTAAAGCCATACCAGCACCTGGAACGATACCTTCTTCTAAAGCCGCTTTTGTAGCTTGTAAAGCATCATCAATACGATCTTTTTTCTCATCAATCTCAATTTCATTACCACCACCAACATTGATAATAGCAACACCACCAACCATTTTACCTAAACGCTCTTGATATTTTTCAATTTCATAAGGTGTGGTATCTGGTTTATCCATCTGAGCTTTAATATTTAAAATACGCTCTTCAATTTTATCAATATTACCTTTACCATCAACAATTGTAGTTACATCTTTACTAACAGTAACTACTCTAGATTTACCTAACCAGGTAATATCTAATTTTGCTAATGTCATTCCTTTATCATTTGAAACAACTGTTCCTCCTGTTAAAGTAGCAATATCTTCCAAAATTGCTGTTCTACGATCTCCAAAGTCAGGTGCTTTAACAGCACATACTTGTAATACACCACGTGCTTTATTCATTACTAATGTCGCTAACGCTTCACCATCAATGTCTTCAGCAATAATTAAAAGAGATTTACTCTCAGTAGAAACACGTTCAAGCAATGGAAGTAAATCCTTAACTGCACTAATACGTTTATCATAAATTAAAATATAGGGTTCATTTAATGTAACTTGCATTGTGTTGTTATCGGTTACAAAGTAAGGAGATTTATAACCTCTATCAAATTGCATACCTTCTACAACCTCTAATGTTGTTTCACCTGTACGAGATTTCTCTACAGTAACAACACCATCTCTACCTACTTTATCAATAGCGGTAGCTACAATATTACCAATTTCTTCATCACCATTAGCTGACAATGTAGCTACTTGTTTAATTTGTGCCTCATCTGTAATGTCTACAGATATTGCTTTTAATTCAGCTACTACTTCTTTAACAGCAGCTTCAATACCACGTTTTACTTGAGTAGCATTTGTTGATGCATACGCTGTAGCTTGTAGTGCTTGAGATGCAATCGAGTGAGCCAATACAGTAGATGTTGTTGTACCATCACCTGCTTGATCAACTGTCTTTGATGCTGCTTGCTTAATAACAGTAGCAGCCATGTTTTCGATAGGATCTTCTAATGTAATTGATTTAGCTACAGTCACACCATCTTTAGTTGATGATACTTGACCATACTCTCTCTCAATTAACACGTTACGTCCGAAAGGACCCATTGTTGTTGCTACGGCTTTGTAGACTTTGTCTACACCCGCCTGTAATTTTTCTTTTGCTTCGCGATCGAAACTGATTATTTTACTCATTTGTATTGTTTTCTAGTGCTATTAATAAATCTGTTTCTTTTAGAATAATATATTCTTCACCATCTACTGATATTTTATTTCCACCAAATGAAGGAAATACAACTACCTGTCCTACCTTAAGGTGCGTTTCAACGAATACTCCAGTTACTGTATAAGTTCCAGGTCCAATCTCAACAATAGTTCCTTGTAGTGGTTTTTCTTTACCTAAATCGGCAACCACAATACGGCCGTAGGTTTGTTCTTGATTTTCATCTTGCTTAATCACAACGTGATTATGCAGCGCTTTTATTTTCATATGTAATTTTGTTTTTGTAATAAAATGAAGATACTGACAGGTCTTCGGTTTTCAAAACTTATTTTTTCTTAGGCACTAAGATTTGTATTTTCTTTGGTGCTCTTTCTTCTGAAACTGGAATGTCAATAATTAACAATCCTTTATCCATCGTGGCTGTTAAGCTAGTTAAATCAAATTTAGCTGCTACTTTCCAAGCCAAGTCAAAGGAACGACGTGCTATACCCTTTTGGATATAATTACGTTCTTCTTCTACTGTCTTTCTGTCGTGTGTGATTCTAAGTGTATCTCCTTCTACTAGGATATCTAGGTCCTCTTGATTGAGACCTACCACTGCTAATTCAAATCGTAACCCGTTGTTTTCGGTTTCGTAAATATCAACTGGGTAGTTGATTTTGTTTTCAATTGTGTTGAATGGGGAATTTACATCTAAAAAATTCTTCCAAACAATGTCGAATGGGTCCATTGCCCAATGTTGTAATTGTGTCATTTTGTTCACATTTTGTGCTTCCCTAAGGTAAGCGGTTAATAATCGAAATAAGACCTGTCAAGTATCTTAAATATAAATATATACCAACTACACTTTCGCTAAGATAATATAAGAAGCTTTATGGCCTTCTTCGTTGCTAAAATCCAATTTCATAGCACCATCATTGCTAATGTATGCTCTTCCATCTGAATTATAGTTTGCGTCGAATATTGCTTTTAAGTACTCTGCATTAAATTTTAATGTAGCACTATCGGTAACTAATCCGGTAATAGGAATTTCGAATTGAATTTTATTGGAATGGCCTTCGGGCTCGCCTAATGTAAAGTTAACCTTACATTCACTATCTTCATTTGTGTATGCTTTTAGTATTGTTGTATCCGAATTTAATGCTTTTTTAGCTTTAATCCAATTGTTAATTAGTTCATTGTTTACTTCAAACTCATAATCGCTTTCAAAGTCACTAACTGTAAAGTTAACGTTTGGTGCTAACATTAAGTTTGCTAATGCATACTCTAAATTATATTCTTGGTCTGCTATTAATAGTTTCGTTGCTATTTTACCATCGATTTGTATATCCATAGTAAGGAATTGAGCACATATACCGACAAGCTTTAGAAATTTCGAAGTGTCGAATATTACAAATTCACTATCTGGAAATTCAAAGGGAGCCGTAACTATACCTACCATATCTTTTGTTGGTGAGAATGTTTTGATAACTACTTCGTTATCTTTAACTGTCCACTTTACTTTTTCACCTATACCATTTAGGTAATACTTATCGATTATCGATACTAATGATTGTTTTTCCATATTATTTCCATAAAATTTGAATTCCTATAATTGATATTCCTAATCCTATACACACTAGTGTTTTAGGTGTGAATGGTTCTTTAAATAAGTAATGACTCATTATGCTAAATACAACTATACCTAAGCCAAATCCAATTAAGCGACTAGGCCATAACTGACCATCAAATGCCGCTACAAAGTATTCAACTGATTTAATGTAGAACCAACTTAAAGGTACGCTCATTAGTAATACAGGCCAAAAGTATTTAGGAAACCATCCTAATTTCATTGCGCCTTGTAATTGTAGATATGAGCCTATTTGTCCTAATAGCCCAAAGAGTATTCCATATATTATATTCATAACGTGAATGTACGATTATTATTTTGACTAATCAAATTTAAAGAATTTACCTGCCTTTTCATGTAGCGACGGGAACTCCCATTTTAGATCATCATAAATGCCTACTAATTTATTCATCAATGACGATTCGAACCCCTGCTCTCTATCAGCATACTTATCAATGAATAAATTTATAAATTCAGGATCATTACCTGTTAATCCTATTACATCGATTCTATATGGATTATCTTTTAGTTGAATATATTTCATTTTATCTCCTTCAGTAAAGCATGGATATTTCTTATCTAGTTTCTTAAAACGTAATAAATCATTATACCACACAGCTGCTTTAGTATTGATAGGACATTTTAATCTTAATTGTGAGAATATTTCTCCAGTACCTGGTTTGCGTTCAATGTAGGCTTGTATTTGTTTTACTCCTGTTGGTTTAGCTATATCTGTTATAGGAAGATCTTTAACATATTTTTTAAAGTCGAGTATGCGTTTATCAATTTCCTTCTTATCAGTACCAAACATAATTTGTTGTAATAATTCCTCTCCAAATTTACGATACATTGGAGTCATATTTGACTTCATTAGATCAAGACCCATCATTACCATTTCATCAACAGTAACACCTTCTTTATTTACAATATACATTGCATAACGACGTTTACCTGCAAAATAACCTCTTTCAATAACCACTTCTTGTTTTAATTCAAGGTAGTGTGTTCTTTCATTCTTTATATTAAATGCTGATTTAGCAAACGTATTAATAAATTTATTTGCTACTTTTTGTAATTCAGTAGCTATCTCTAATGTTGCTTCTATGCAAGCGGCTTTATCAGTTAAATCTATACCCTTAGATATTAATATGTCTTTTACTTGAATAAATAATGAATCGGTATCTGATGTTACAATAAAGTCCTTATCAGTTACATTTAGGTATTTGTTTAAATATACATTCATATTTTTAATACTTTCCTGTAGTAACCTTTGTCCTGTTAATGTAATAGCTTTTGATATAATTTTATGACCATCAGTATAGCGCCACCCATTAATAGCGTAACAACCATAAACGTCATTTAATTTAATCTTCATAGCATGTTGTCTACGATTGTAGAATTCGCCTTTAACAGCATCACCTGCTTTATAGGCTTTCTTCATTTTATTTTTATATTCAACACGTTTATTGAACCAATCAGTTAATACCTCACACACTACTGAGGATTTATCAGTACGGAATAATGCTCCGGATGCTGCAACTAATATGTCTCCACCTTCAATAAATTTAACAATCTGACCTATTGTTGTTTGGGAATGATTAGTTGATTTATCATCTTTTAATCGTTCAATAGTAATTAGTTGTTCAGGGTCCATTAGTTTAAGATCATCTAATGTCCAATTATTATCGTATTTACCATCGTTCATTATTCGGCCAACGTACGTCTCAATACCTATATTAAGTGAGCGTATAATTGACGGATACAGCGATGTAAAGTCAAGATCAATAACCCATTCATAAAGTCCAGGTACTGGGTCTTTTAAGTATCCACCTGCGTATTCTTCTTTGACAGCATATAATGCAGGTCGAGTTGTGGTGGGTTTGTTTGGTGAAACTATACCTTGACGTTTTAGGTATGTTAATATAGCTCCATCATTTAGTGATGTTGATAGATATATTTGTTCATAAGGCACGTGGCATAAGTGACATATAGTAATTGTTAATTCTATAAATTTGAATTTCTTTTCTAATTCAATAATAATTTCAACGTCACGAATATTATATTCAATATACTTATTTACATCTTCAGAGAATAATCTATCAAGATTACCTTCATATTCAATTTTACCTAAACCAACATATTTTTCTCCTATATCTCCTAATTTGTAAGACGGTTCTTGTTTAGCATTATACTTTTTAAATAATAACATATAATCTAAATGACTTAAACCTGCTAATGATACAGGTGCATCGTTTATATACTGTCCAAATTTAATCTTACGAAGAGGAGATAAACGAGAGGCCTCACTAGTACCTAGTTGATTTTCAATTCTGTGATATAGGAAGGGAACGTCAAAATATTCTGTATTCCATCCTGTAATAATAGTTGGGTCTAATTGTTCCCATAGGTTAAGGAATGCTCTTAATAAATCATGTTCATGTTGAAATGAAATAATAGCTCTACTATCTTCGTTAATTGTTTGGATTTGTTTATTTTCGTCTAAAATTAAACAGTAATACTTTTGAGTTGTATTATCATAAACAGCTATAGAGGTAATTTTAGTAGGAGCATTTTTGATCAGTTCAGGTGTTAAGGCACCTGCTATTTCACACTCAATATCAAAGTAAACGATATTTTGCCATTCAGCAGTATCATCACTATCTTTATATCTATCAATTAATACAGCTGTGTTAGCATCTAAATCAGATTCATACAATGAATTATCCTTCCAATCATATTTAGTGATTGAATTAGCTCGTTTACCATCTAATGTAGGATATTGACCATTTGGATCAATAATAAATCGGGGGCGAGTATATTTAAACTCACTCCATCCCGTTTTATCATCACGTAAATTGAATGTATAGGTAGACCTATCGTAATAAATTGCTTGATACATAACTTAAATGTAAGATGGGAGTCTTTGACTCCCACTTATTATAATGAACTTCTTTGTTTATCGTTTTGCCACTGACCATCGTATAGTTCAGCTCCATTACATTCATGGAAGTATATTTGTGCTACACGAGCATCCTTCTCAATGAATAGTGGTTCATGAACATATAATAATGTACCCATAAATTCAGTTTCAAAGCCTGGATCAAATACAGGACTATTGATAATGGCTCCGTTACGATATAATGATGAACGTTGTTTGATGAATGCTACACGATTTTCAGGTATTTTACAACCTTCATTAAAGGTAATATCATAAACACCTTCATGCAATAACCATCCTTCAACTCCATCCAACATAATAGTTGATTTTGGAGTGTACTTAGTTAGCTCAGTTTTGTTTTTTAATACTTTACCAACAGCATTATCATTGAATATATTATATCCAATTCTAGTACCTATTTTTTGTACTGCTTTAAGGGATAAATCATAACCTACTTGTGCAGGTTTACCTTGTGTGTGCTCTAATAGCAATAGACCTTCGTCTACAATTTGTTTTGCGTTTAACATAACTTTATTTTTTATACTGCAAATGACTCACCGCAACCACAGGTTCGTGAAGCATTTGGATTAATAAATTGAAATCCTTTACCATTTAACCCACCACTAAACTCTAATTCAGTACCATAAAGATACAATAGAGATTTCATATCTACAAGTATTTTTACGCCTTTATCTTCTGCTAATGTATCTGAGGGTTGTTGTTCAGTATCAAATGATAAATCATAGGATAATCCACTGCATCCTCCCCCTTTAACTGATACTCTAACAAATGGGGTTTTAAATCCACTTTCTTCAATTAGTGAAGCTAATTTTATTGCTGCTGTTTCTGATACTGTTACCATTATGCATACTTTAATCCGAAGAACTCATAATTTTTATGAACTGATTCTTCATCACCTGCTTTAATTGCTAAATCTTCATCTTCATAGATTGCACTAACAGGACATTCAGGAACACAAGCCCCACAATTGATACAAGTATCTGGATTAATATACATTTGCCCACCTGGGAACGCTGCTCTACCATCTCTTTCAATCTCACCACCCGAACCTTCCATATCAATGGGTCCGTGAATACAGTCAACAGGACAAGCGTTAGCGCAAGCTGTATCCATACAATCAACACAACTTTTACCAATAATAAAACTCATAATTTTTAATTTATACGTGTGAAGCATCAAATACAATTGCCTCTAATCCGTTTTTTACTCTATAATCATTAATAGCTGATTTAATAGCGTCTTCTGCTAAAACTGAACAGTGAATTTTAACAGGAGGTAAATTTAATTCCTCTACTAAATCCATATTGTCAATTGTTAAGGCCTCATCAATACTTTTTCCTTTTAACCATTCAGTTGCTACTGAAGAAGATGCAATTGCTGAACCACACCCAAATGTTTTGAATTTAGCGTCAACAATTATATTATTTTCTACTTCAATCTGTAAGCGCATTACGTCTCCACATTCCGGAGCTCCGACTAATCCTGTACCAACGTTTACTTTAGATTTATCTAAAGTGCCTACGTTTTGTGGATTTGAGTAGTGATCTAACACTTTATCTGAATATGCCATGTGTATAAATATGTTAAAGTTCTTCTATGATACCTAATATCTCAGCAACTATAAAGAAACATCCTGCTGCTACCATGTGTTCAGACATTAAAGCAATACCCGCTACAATACGGAGTATTGATTTGAATACACTTATTTTAAAATGCCAATTTGTATGTGATTCTTTAGGTTGCATATTAGAATTTTGTTCCGTTTACTTCGATCGCGTGTAAGAATTCTTCACGAATTAAATTTTCTTTTTCCATAAATACGCCACTGAATTTGTTTGTAGTCATTACAGAGCCATGTTTAATACCTCTATGAGAGCAACATGTATGCTTACAAGCAATACTAACTGCTACTGAATTACATATCATTTTATCAGCAATATAATTATGAATTTGTGTTGTTAACGATTCTTGCATTTGTGGTCTACGAGAGAACCATTCTACAATTCTATTTAATTTACTCAAACCAATAACATTTTCAGCAGGAACATATGCTACTGTAGCGAATCCTGTAAATGCTAAGTTATGGTGAGCACACATACTAACGATAGGAATACCTGATTGAATTACTAATCCATCATATCCTTCATCGTTAGGAAATACAGTCATATTTGGTTCATTACTGATTGATCCTACGATTAAATCTTTAAGCCATGCCTTCGCGACACGACGAGGAGTATTTACTGTTTGTCTATCTGCTGTATAATCAAATCCAACTGCATTAAGGAAATGTCCATATGCTACTGTTGCTTGATCAATCATTTGCTCAATTTCTTCTGGTGTACGAGCTAAACTACCATTTGATTTGTTTAATAATTCCATTTATTTTATTTTTTACTTTCGAAATATAATTCCCTTACTTTGGCTCCCAAAATCTGATCGTTAGGATTGTTTGTAATAATCCATTCTGGTACTAAAAGATTGTTGCGGTTTGTTCCTGCATCAAAGCATTTAGAACATAATTGGCCTGCACCTTCAATATATCCAATTCTCATATCTACATGAGTATTGCGTTTGTATGCTGTTTCTACTCCACATAATATACAATGATCAAATCCATCTGCTTTAAATTCAGCATTCAAAGCACAAGATAAATGATCATAACCATTTAAATAATCATACTCTACGTTTGAAGTATCATTACCACAGAACTGACAAGTCCACATTGATATTTGTTGTGACATGTAATTTGTTTTATTTATTTGTAAATATCATATACCATACCTCACCTAATATTCTAACTCCCCAATATATAATGGTGAATCCTAAAATTAAACCTGAGAAATAGCCAAAATTTTCTAAGAATTTTTCTAATTTCTTTTTCATATTACTTTATTTTATTAATTTGTCTAATCATGTCTATAGCACCAAATACTGATAGTGCAGCCACTATAACATATCCTAATATAATTAACATTTCCATATTATACGTTTAATGTTTTATTCCAAGCGGCAATATGTAATCTAGTTAAACCTCTAAATCTGTACTTCTTAGCCATTTCAAGACAGAATCTAGTGCGCTCTTCAAAATCAGAAGCATCATCTAAACCAGGCATACAAACAACGTTTTTAAGCGGTATATTAAATGGTACTACAAAGTCACGGAATAATTCCTGTACATCGTCTTCAGTGCTGATAACGAACTTAAATTGATAGTTTTTATGTAGTTTAATACGCTCAATCGCTTCTGGATTAATACGTTGCTTTTCTGTCATACCTGAATTAGCTAATTTAGGTGAACAGTTAATTTGATCTAACATATTAAATAACTTAACATCTATTACTATTGTACCATTAGTCTCAATTTCATAGAATGGTTTAACATTATTAACGTCAAGATATCTTGACATCCAGTAATTAGTAAAGTTAATAATTGATTCTTGGTGTCCCTTAATTGTTGGTTCACCACCAGTCCAAATAATATGAACTAAACCATTTTTAATATCTTCATATACACCCTCTTCTTTCCAACGATTAATTAAATAATCGAAATCTTTATCTTCACCTCTCCACAACCATTGACTAGTACTATCACAAGTCCAGGTTGCTTTACCTTCCTTAACTAAATCACCTTCGAATATCTCTCCGTCTTCTAATTTCTTTTCTTTCTCTAATTGATTAGTGAATGCACGAGACATACCGCAAGTTAAATTACAAATTCCTAAACGAACGAAGTACGATGGAATACCTGATGATATACCTTCGCCTTGTATTGTGTAAAAGTCACTACTGATAAGTAACTTGTGTGGATCTATTTTACTCATTTGAATATTGTTTTAATATAATTAAATATAGGAATAAAATTATGCCACTCACTAAGTATTACAATAATACTTGGATGTTTGTCACCGCATATTCCTAATATGTGCATTATTTCGTGCATGTTATTTTGTTTTTACTTCTGCTACTGGTTCTGCTTTCTTAAATTGAGCCTTCCATTCTAATTTTGGAATAAATTTCCACTCGCTTGTAGCTGCGTTTGCTTCTTTATCAGACACTCTGATGATCTTTCCTGTTTTTGAACTTTTTAAACACTTCATAGTTTATTTCCTCCATGTTTTAATTAATAAAATAAAAACATCTCCCCTATCCGTAGACGGGGGAGATGTTGGTTTGGAATTAAGCAGATGCTAATTCACTGTTTTTCACTCTGCGGCTTGTTAAATTATACATTGCATTAGCAATTGTATTATTTACTCTACGCTTCAAACTTGTTACGTTTGATAAATGGCTAACAGAATAGCCTGTTTCTTCTGACAATCTTGTTAAATCACCTGTACGTTGACGGTGAGTAAAGAATGACAATTTTGCTGTGCGATTTAAGTAGTTCGCACGAACGTTTGTTTGATAACTCATAACTGTATGTTTGTTTTATGTTTACGATTTATGTGAATCTAATACTGATTGTACTGATTCTTTTACTTCTTCCCATTTCACAGTGCGGATACCACCCTCTGGTAATTGTTCACCATACTGTACAGGATCGGGACGACCTAGTTTAATAAATGCTTCTACACGTTCAACTGATGCTGCTGATTTATAATCAGATAACCAGATGTCATTTGATAATTTGATTGGCTTGTAAGATGTGTTTGTGCGTTTATACACTTCATTAAAATCTAATCTTAAATCAAAACATGCTTTTTCACCATCTTTTAAAATACCGAATTTATCAGTATCAAGGTATGGAGTGTAGACTTCTACTAATTCAGAATCCCAATTTCCAATCTTAAATGCTTCAAAATCAGCATCTCTAAATTCTTGTCTACAATCAGGATAAATAGCGTGGTCACCTGCATGGATTCCCATCGCAATAGCACATGTTTGTTTTTCTCCTTTAGTAGCGATTGATAATGCTGCTGCTTGAATTAATGAACTAAATATTTTGTTTCTGTTAGGTACAACTGTTTCTTTCATGTTGTCCTGTTCATAATGTCCTTCAGGAACATCTTGTCCACCTTCTACTAAAGCGGAATTTAGTAATTGTGATAAGCCATCTAATTTAATAATTTGATGTTTTACTAATGGAAAATTTTTCCCAGTTACTGTAATTGTTCCTAATTGATCTTGTTCTGCTTTTTGAGAACATCCATTTAGATACTCTACTAATTCAGTAGCACGCTCTAATTCAATTTTGTGTTTCTGACCATAGTCAAATCCTAATGCTGTTACTTCATAGCCGTTAGCTAATAGGTGTAACAATAATGAACTACTGTCCATTCCACCTGATAATGATAAAACTGCTTTTTTCATAACTTTATTATTTAATAAATGATTTAAATCTGTTGACATTGAATATAATATCTTCAAGTTGACCGCTCAAGTCTTTTTCAAAATAATGTTCAAGTTTTTCTTTAGGTTTCCATGTTAATCCACTATCACTATATCTTTTACCTTCTGCTCCAACTAAAATAGGATTAGACGTATCCACTGATTTAACAAATTTCCAGTCACTGTACGACATAAATTCTTGTGGTAATGAACATCCTAACAAATGGTGGTAATGGCTTTTTCTAATAGTACCTGATTGTACCAGGCGTCTAATAAATTCCATTCTACCATACATTGATGCTTTCAAATGATCCATTCCTGTATATTCATTCTGATAGGCTATACTGGAGTGATTGAATGCGATATGTTCGTATCCTAAGTCTATTAATGTTTGATATGTTGTAATTAATTCACCCATATCATTGCCTTGACATACTGCCATTAAATTAACCCCTTCAGGTAAATTTTCTTTGAAATTAATCATCCAGCTTTTAGCATTCACTAATGTTGTATTAGAATCATTCCAAGCATCGGGTACGATGAATATGTTAGGGCGAACTAGATTGATTTTTTCTAATAAGTCTTCAGTTGTATGCAGCACACCCTCAAATAAACCATTATCCATGATAATGAAACGTTTATCTAAACGTGATTTTTGAAAGAATATTTTATATTGGTCATACTGATCGATTAAGTGGGGTAGACAATAATCATAATTATTCCATTTATACGCATTGTGCATTAGTGCTAAAGGCAACTCATGGCTTACTTTCATAGTGATGTAATTTTTCTTTTAATTTATCGATTCTAATTTGACAATACCATTTTCCCAACCAACTAGAGGCCTCAGCATATCTTTTTTCCCAATACTTAATACCTTTATTTGTCTTAGCGTTTATTTTTTCAAGCATATCTATGTCCCAATAACTGTGGGGTTCTAGATTTAATTCTTCCCATATACCTTCTGAATGGTATGGGGTATGCACTTCATGGTTAATTTTAATCTGGCGATTGCGCTGTTTTGTCGTTTTCTTGCTCATTGGATTTGGGTAGTATTGATGGTTTGTTTAGTATTTCAGTTAAGGTAGTTATGTTCTTAGATTTAAAATGTTTTGTATTTTGTCTATTACCATTAAAGAATGCCAACTGTTCATCTCTACTTATTGCATACCACAAGTCTTCATGATGGTTAAACCAGAAAATATAATTATAAAGTGCGTCCATATTATTCGTATATAGCAGTGTTTTTACTGTGTTCCATGAATTCTACTCTTACAACACTAACTCTACCTTCTGTTTCTTCTTGAACAAATGTATTTAATTTCTCAAAAATGTATTTTGAAAATTGTTCAGCTCCAACTGATGGTAATATTCTAACTTGAGCTATTCCTAAATTATCCATTACTTTAAATCCACTAATACCTGGATCATCTTCAGCTACTATTAATGTGTGGTCAAACATATAATCCATCCATGCTTTAGGATTCATTCCGTCTATAGTACCTTTAGCACGTTTCATACCTCCGAAATCCCATACCCAATTACGTTCATCTAATTCACCTTCAAACCATACTCTAAATGATACTCCATACCCATGAAGGAATTTGCAGTGAGTTCCTTCTGCTTTCCATTGACGAAATACACAACTGAAACCGTCAAATAATTTTGTTGATTGAAACTTTGCCATTTTACTTTTCTTTTTTTACTGTAATGTTTGATCTGAATAATATACCCGCTATTAAATTTAATCCGCAAGCTTCCCAAAAACTAATATATCTCAAGTTAAATATACTTGTTATTAAAGCATTCCATAGGAATTGAAGTGGTAATCCAAATAATAGAGCTGCTAACATTAACAACCCTACAAGATAAAATGCTTGTTCTATTGGTTTCATATTATTCTGTTTCTTCGTTATTTAATTCTTCTAATTCTGCTTTAGTTACTTCTATCCAATTTTTATCATTATCAATGATTTCGTATACTTCATTCATGATAGTTTCTAATTCTTTAGATAATGTTTCAATATTAGCGTCAGGTACAGTTATTTGTTCCTGGAGTTGTTTTGCTTTGTCTAATAATTCTATTAAATTCATTATTCTTTATTTGGATTAAATTTAAGTAATTTCTCTGACACAACCACCCTTCCCTTAGTATGTTTTGGAGAGTAAGGACAGTGCCTACACCCATTACCACAGCACTGGCCGCGTTTAATGTGTGCGAGCGCAGTGAAAATCACGCGCTCGCCTTCTATATAATAATCTATATTATTTATAAGATCTTTACTCATATCATACTATTTCACAAGCACCACCAGCGCAAGCCGCTTGGTCCATTAGTGCTGTATCATCTGTAAACTCTACAATTTTACTTAAGTCAATATTATGTAAATGTTGAACCATTTCATCGAACTGTTCTTTAGTAATATCTTCAAATGGAGCTTGAGTATAACTACCTCCAAAGAATGGTAATACTGATAATCCGTTGAATGTATCTCTATTAGTCCACATCCATTGTCCTACTTGTTCCCATTCATTTTCATTAATAGGTACTGTAGCGGAAACGTTATTTGTGTTAGCACCTTTTCTATGTCCTTTTTTAACCCATTGTGTGTTGAATTTCTTAACACGTTCAAGCATATCCATTACATTCTCTGTTCTTAAGATAGAACCTGGAGGTGCTTGTTGTGGTACTGAAATTACAGCTTGAATTGTTGGTTTAAAGAAATCATCTTCTACTAATTCAGGATGATTAATAGCTAAGTAGTTATAAATAGCCTCGTTCTTACCTACACGGATACGTCTAATATAGTAATCATTATGCCAAGCGTGAATACCTGATGCAGTTCCTAATACTAATGATGTTGTTCCCGATGGTTTAACTGTAGTTACACGAGCGGCTTTATTAACTCCAATAATCTCAGCGATACGAGCATTTTCTGTTTTAGCTAAATCAGCTGCTTTCTTTAAATCGTAATTTAAAATAACACCTGATCCAATACCTGTCATTCCAACACCTAATAAGGCATCTTTTTCAGTTGTTTTCTGCCATATGTCTCTTAAGTAATGAAAATCAGTATATGCTGCTTGTAATGTTCCAATGAATGCTCCTATTCTAACACGTTCATTTAAGTCTTCTTGTGATTCGATGTTTGATACATTTACCTCACATAAGTTACAGAATTGGAATGGTCTTAAAGCAATTTCACAGCATGGGTTTGTTCCCCATTCTTTATCGTTGCTAAAGTAGATACCTGGTTCTCCAGATCCACTTAATTCAATTTTCTTCCATAATTTAAGAAATTCCTCTTCATCAATTTTGTGACGTATTACTACAGCACTGTTGTTAGCACGACCACGTTGTGGGTTTTCTTCCCACCAAGCACCAAATTTACATGTTAACATTTCTTCATCATCTAAATTGAATAATGAAATTAATGCTGCTCTTCTAATACCACCACTTAATACTGCATCAGCAATATGGCAAGCCATATCATGAGCATCTAGTGATGTTAATTTGTCACCATTCTTTTTACGTTCAAATACTTTTTGTAAGTTAAATAAACATTCTTTCAATGGTTCTGGGCCTGGTGCTTTACCACCAACCGTGATCAGTTGAGCACCTTTAGCTCTAATATCTCTATAATCGAATAAAGGCAACGGAGCACCTGTGAAATACGCTTTACAAAGCATTCTTACCGCATCCGCCCATCCTTCGATACTGTCGCCTATTAAATACCTTTTGTGTTTAGTTGGCACCTTAATTTCAGGTAGTTCATCAACGTGATGTGTTTGAACTGAATATCCAACTCCACAACCACTCAACAATAAGAACATTATTTCGCTGAATGCTCTCCAATCATTGATAGGAAGAAAAGAGCAATTAAATATACGAGAATTATTAAGTTCAATGGGTTTGCCTGCAAACTGTAGCGAACGCATTGATGGTAATACTTTCTTATCGTAGACCAATTTATAAGATTCTTCAATTTCATCTTTTAACTGTGGAAATTTTGCTTGATGCATTTCCTTGTTTCTTGTTACTAATTCTTTCCATGTTTCTCTTCTCTTTTTCTCAGGAGAGTACTTAGCATATTTCATGTAAGTAGTTATTTCGCTAAGAATTTCTTGCGTTACGTCCATTTTAAAGTGGTTTTTAAATAAGTGATTTGATTGTGTTTACATAAGTTGATTTTGGATTTAATCCAACGTAACGTTGAATAGTTTGGCCGTCCTTTTCAATTATTACTGTTGGGACTGAAGTGACCATATACTTTTGTGTTTCTTCGGGGGAGTTGTCTACATCAATTGTTTCAAATGAAACATTTGTGTACTCTGACTGTAATTGTCCGAAAAGAGGAGACAATTGCTTACACGGACCGCACCAAGCAGCCGTGAACCTTTTAACCTTTACCATAATTTTTATTGTTGTAGTTATAAATATAGTATATACTATTAGCCTTTGTTAAGTTCGAAAAACTTCTGTTGAAGATAGTCTCTATCATCATTGTTTACATTACTATAAGCATTTACTGGTTTTGAGTCTCCATCTTCATCATCATCTAATGGTGTTTCGTATATATCTATTTTTCCGTTTGACGTATCTATTTTGGAACCGAATGTTAATCCATCTGCTCCATATCTGTTTTTCATAAAGTGCCAGCGTCCTGTTCCATTTACTTTATCTTTCTTTTGTCTAGATAAGGATATAATTATATCTCCAATCATTATCTTTTCATAAGAACCGGCTGCATTATCTCCTTCAATAATACTGCTTTTAGCAGCGCCTCTATTTGCTTGTGAAGGTGATAAAATAGGTATTCCTAATTCTTTAGCTAATGCTTTAGCTCCAACATACACATCATCAATTTCCTCTTTACGCTCTCCACTTTTATTACGAGTAGAACTTTTAACATAATCCAAATAATCAATAATAATTAAATCTGGTTTAAAATCATGTTGAAATTCTAATTGTTGTAAATGAGCATTAATTGTATCGAATGATGCTCGTTTTGGAGGATATTCTTTAATTACAACCTTACCTTTCACTTTAGCTACTGTTTCTTCTACTTTAGATCTATGTTTATCTAACTGATCAACAGGTATTCCTGTAAACACAGCATCATATCTTTTACCTACATAACCTTCAGCTAATTCTAATGAATAGTGTACTACATTAAAGCCCATAGCAGCGGCGTATGCTCCAATATCAATTGCAGCCCATGTTTTACCACCACCTGGATTACCAAATACTAATACTAAATCGCCTTTACCCATTCCACCTTGTGTTAATGAATTAAATACGGGCCATGGAAATGGTATTGGATTTCTATCGTCTTCTCTATATCTTGATTCTACGTCTTTGTCATATTCATGACCTATATTCTTATCTTCACCTGCTTTTAAAGCACCATTGATAAGTGATCTGATGCCATCATAATCTCCCATGTTGAGTAAATCGACTGATGTCATAATCGCCTTTTTCATTTGTTGGTTTTTACAGAAATCTGTGAATTCTGTTTCTACCCATTCTAAATCACTTGCTTGTGATTCTTTATATGCCTCTCTTAATCCTTCAGTAATAGCTATTTTTAGAACATCATTATCAATCTTTTTTACTTCAGTTGATAATACCTCCATTGTAGGAACTGTATGGTACTTGGAGAAATATTGTTGTACCTCTTTTATAATCCATTGGTTGGCCTGATTCTCAAAGTATTCCTTTTCAAGCGAATCGGATACATTAACTAAGAAATTCTTCTGTGTTAATAATGCTCCAATTACTTTGGTTTGGAAACCCGGGCCGTACTGGTTTAATTTGCTTAATGTTGTCATAACTTATTTTATAAATTTAATTTAGAGAATTTAGATAACCAAATGTTTCTTGTAACCAATTATCTACATTCGGAATTGATTCCCCCAATCTATCATTTACATATATTTGGTGAAACAGATACTTATTTAATTCATACGAATTATTAAAAGCGTCTTTTACCACTTGTTTATTCTCTGGTGATAGGAAACTTCCATTCAAAGACATCAATTGATGATTAATAGCTAATTGGTGTCGTCTTTCTACAACAGATAAATATAATTTATTTTCATCTATTTGATTAGCAGATTTTTCAATAATTTCATCTAATGTTACTGGATTATCTGATGCTAATTCTGGAAATAGTTTATTTAACTTTTTAGGTCCTAAACCTGTAATTCCAGGCACATTATCAGAATTGTCACCTAATAATATTTTGTAATTTAGAAAATTATAGCTGCTAACTCCAAATTCCTCTAATACATCCTTTGGTTTATATATTTTCTTTTTAACAGGAGAATATACTTGTACTTTAGGTGATATTAATTGTAAGAAATCTTTATCAGCAGACATAATTGTTACGCTTGTAGTCTCATTATAAGCTTGAAACTTATTAGCTAAATAACCAATAATGTCATCTGCTTCTAAACCATCAATACCAATAACAGTAATAGGTAGACATTTAAGATACTGAATTAATCTTGCCATCTGATTGTTTATACTCTCCGTTTCTTCTTCTTTTGAAGAGAAAATTGAGTAATTTGTCATACGACTAACGTGACGATTTGCTTTATATTCCGGATATAAATTTCTTCTAGCATTCGAACCACCAATCCCATCAAATATAATTACAACTTTAGTTGGGTTAAGCATTTTAATTGCATAACCTACTGATTTCAAAAATCCAGTTAGGCCACCAATGTGGTGGCCATTTGGATTTATGTGGTTTATCATAGTAAACGCTCTTAAAAAAGTATTTAAGCCGTCTATTATTAAAATTGAATCTAGAGATGTACGAGTGTCAGGTTGAATACTTGAAAAAAGTTCAAAGTATTTATTCTGCATTGTTGTTATCTATTTCTATCATAGGAGATATCTTGCTACTTTCATCCCATTCGCTAGCATCTTCTACAATTTGTAATTCATCTACATTGGTCAGTCCTTCAAACCACTGATTAGCGTGTTGTTTCTTATAAGCTTTAATTGCATTATCCTCATCAGGAATAAATCCATGAGGAGTAGCAACTACAGTTGATGAGGTTGCAACACCACAGTCAGCGTGAATTTTGTCAATTGCTATTTTAGTACGCTTTGCAAATTCAACATTTTTTCCGTTTTTAACTGCTTTGATTTTAGATGTACCACTATTAGTTACATTACCAAATGTAATAACAAGTGAAGCATCCCAATACATTGCATTACCACCTTTATTTGTCATTCTTGGTTGAGACATAGGCGTTAAAGCTGGTTGAACACCTGTTTTATTAATTACAAAGAATGTATTTGTGTAAGGGTATTTTTCCTTACGTGATAACGGAAATTGTTGGTTGATAAAGTTACCAAACTGAGTAGCCATAGCACCAGCATTCCACATAGGATTGTTGTTACCTTGTTTAACACTCATTTCACACGGAATAGAACCTACTGAGTCCCATAAGAATAACAAGTCATAAGGTAATTTACCTTTAGCTTGATCATTTAAAGTATCAGCTATAAAAGCAGAAACATCTTCAATTGTATTTAAAGATGATCTATCAACATAAATGAAGAATCCTTTATAGTTAATTACTTCGCCTGTTTCTTCATCAGGAACTGCATCTAATTCTAATCCCATTGTTTGAGCGTGAGCAAAGTCCCACTTCATCTCAGTAATGATGAATACAGGCAGTATGCCCATTTTCTGGGCATTAACTGCTGTTTCAATCATTAATGTAGTTTTACCAGTGTCAGAGCCTCCTCTAGCAATAGCAACGTGGCCCATAGGAATACCAGGAATAGATAATGCATCTCGAACTGCAGGAGAGAATGGAATCCATTTCTGCTCTTTGAATTTAGTTGTTTCATCCAAGAATTTAGATTTCTTGTATGCATTAATATCAAAGGATTTTTTTAACGATTCAGATACTACTGAAGTTAGATTTTTTTCTTTGGACGTTGCCATTTTTAATCATTGAAGAGTGAATCAAATTTGTCAGATGCCGTTTCTTTTGGTTTTACATCTAAACTGTAAGGTTGGACAGGTGCGTTTATTTCTTTAATAAAATCATCTTCCTCATCTTCAGTTGATGCTACTGTTGGTGTTGCTTCTGTAGAGGTTTCCTCTTCAGGGCTTAACCATTTTTGTAATACATCTTTCAATTGATCGTAAGTGTACTTACGGTTGATTGCTAAGATATCTGGTTGTTCTTCTAGTGCTTTTTCTACTAAAACAGAATCATCAGATATTGGAGATGTTTTTGGTTTGATACGTAAAGTACATTTAATACCTTTTCTACCAGCAATAACATCTTCTACAGCTTCAACTGTAAAATCACGTCCATCAGTAATGTCAGTAAAATCACCATAATCTTCATCGCTAGCGATGCCCATTAATTGGTCATTTACTAATTTACCTACTTCCCATAAACGTACACCTGTGCTTTCTTCACCGCGAACGATTACTGGAGCGAAATAGCGTGTTTTTGGAGAAATTTTGTTAGCTAAAGTCCAATCATCTTTGTCAGCTGATTTTCTTAATCCCTTAGCGAAACCTGTAATTGGATCCTCTTCACCCCAATTAGATAAAGCCAAAATTGGTCCCTTAGAAAATCCATAATGCATTTGGATTTCTCTTAGCGGCCACTCTTTTCTAAACTTGTTTGGGATAATTCTAATCTGGTATTTACCTGCTTTAGGTTTCCAGAAGATCTTTGTGTAGTCGATTTTTTCACGACCG